TTTGTAATAGACCTTTTTGATTCCACTACTCGCTAGAGCCTTGTAGCAGTTGAGACATGGGTAATGGGTCACGTACGCCACACAATCATCGATGGAGGCACCCCTTTTCGCCGCATCCGTGATTGCGTTAATCTCTGCGTGAATCGTCGCCTGTTCGTGACCATCCCTCATGATAGACTTGTGTTCGCACCCACCTAGAAATCCATTGTATCCCATACTGATGAGCCTATTGTTCTTCACGAGGACGCAACCCACTTTCAGTCGCTCACATGGAGACCGCACAGACGCGAGTTGAGCAGTCTGCATGAAGTAGTCTTCCCAGGAGATTCGGTCGGTCATATGTACTCAAGTCGCTTAGAGACTTTAACTTAATGTGTGTTAAGATGCCAATTACTCGAAAAGGTAATGGTCAAATGTCCAGAACAAACGAAACGTTTATCGAACCAACCCGTTCGAGTTATTGTGTCGATCTGTTGCGCACATTTTTAGGGATAGAAGTATGGAAACAGGTTAGGGATTTTCCAGACTATAACGTTAGTAATTTTGGAAATGTTCAGCATTTTAGGGATGGAATTGTACGTAAAAAATATTTAAGGAAAGCTGGTTACTACCAGGTCCCCGTCTCGAGGTCGCACCTTGGAGGGCGTAAAAATGTAGATATACATACAATTGTATGTAAAACATTTATTCCGGAGTATGATTATATTGGTAAAAATTTAAGTGTTGATCACATAAATAGAAACCGTACGTGCAACACACTTACAAATTTAAGGTGGGAGACCAGACAGGGGCAGCGCAAAAATCAGACATACCCCGGGACACATTCAAAGACGCGACCAATCTGGAGATGTAAATTGGATGGAACTAAGATTGACCGATATACCGGTTCAACAGATGCCGCAAAAAAACTTTTTGATAAGATTAGTCATAATCACACAACTGTAGATAGTATGGCTTCTCGGATATCTGAAGCTTGTAGAGGAGTGAAAAATATTGATGATCTCTTTGGTTATAAATGGTGCTTCGATGAAGAAGTGAATGCTTCTCTGCCCGGGGAAGTGTGGAAAGATATACCAGTGTGTATATTAGGTGACCCTAAATATGAATACGAGGCGTCTACCGAAGGTAGAGTTAGAACTAAGAGAAATAAATTAATAATGAATGGTCATCGAGTGGAAGGATATAATAGATATTCTATAGCACAAAAAAATAAACAACCCCTGACCATGAGAGGAAATCAAATTATCGCTACGACTTTCATACCAAATCCGGACAATTTACCCGTTGTTGATCACAAAAATGAAATAAGACATGATGACAGTGTAGAAAATCTGCGATGGGCTACATACCAACAAAATATGGAATATCATCATCAAATTAATGACAGTGCTTGGTCAGGTGATCATGAACAATTACTTATGGACGCGTGTAAAAAAGCGATGGTTGGTGATAAGATTGTTTGGGAACAGTTCATTGTACCCGATGAGATCAGTCATAGAACACTCATAGCTATCAAAGGTAGATACTATGAGATACTTAAACGAGACCCATTGCATACCCGTGGCAGAAATCATTGGACTGAAGAAGAAAAACAAATTTTAAAGGAATCATTAGAAAAAGTTCTTGTTCAAGAAGTGAGTTGGAATGAATTCACTAAGCCCCGTATATTGGAGCATAGAACACTGGAAGCAATACAGTCTAGATATCGCAAACATTTACACAATGAAATGTTGAGATATCCAGGTAGATATAAAACATCATGGACTCGCGAACAAGACGAAGCTTTACTAGAAGCGTGTAAAAAGGCTTACGTACAGTACATAAATTGGGACAAGTTTCAAATACCTGATAAACTTAAACATAGATCAAAAAACGCAATTAAAGGATGTTGGAAAAATATACGAGGATCGTTGATTGACAACCCCAGAAAGTATAAACTATCGTAAATCCTTATCAGCTGTGTAATACGTTTTCCCCTTCATGATGAAGCTGTGCACCCTCGCATACCCCCACGCTTGTGGAGAAGCTCCCGGACGATGCCCAGTTCTCCACGCAGCGAGTCCCCTATTGTACACGGTCTGGAGGGTCTTCAGTGGCACCCCAGTGGCCTTCGAAATTTCTGGGAGTGACTTGACATTTTGGCCATACTTCTTCCTGAACCTTTGTGTGTACGTGGAAGTACGAGTCTTGACACCCTCGTCCGTCTTGAAATTGGAGTAGTCCTTCTTGAGCATCTTCTTGTACCTCGTCTCCACGTCCTTGAGGGTCCTGAGACCCCTGAAATATTTGAGAGGTGCGTAAATCTTGCCCCGAGTTTTACGCAGCTCCCCAACCTTCTTTGTTATTTGTGCATCCGTGAGGACCATCTTACCTTTTGTCGAGATTTTCTTTAAGGCTTGTTGAGTGGTTTAAAACCTAATTCGCGCATCATCTTTATGACACGTCGTCTTTGGGTAGGTCCCGCACTTCTAACTCGGTTAATTATGTTTCTGACCATGTTGAGTTCACGTTCGCGCTTTGTTTTGAGAGACAATTGTCCAAATTTCGATGTAAGATTATTAACTCGTCTTTGGTTGTTGGTTTTCAAGTTGGATAAATTGATTAATTTCCTGATTTTGTTCTCTTTGTTAGGATCGGGGCGTGTAGCTAAAGATTTGAGCATAGAAGTAGGAGACTTATTACGCACTGGCATTTATAATATATAAATATTTTTTGAAAATCACCCTTTGCCGAGATATTTTACAGCCGTCTTTATGTCAGGGAAAAGACGATTACCTAATTTCACGCGACCTGTGTTTGGATTGTAGTACCCCTCGTATCCATTAAACACAGCTCTGTGAACTTCACCCATTTAAAAAATAGGAGATATTTTTAATCAGGCGAAGGATGACTCTGTCAATTATTATTGGTAATATGTTCTCAGGTAAGACATCTGAACTGATTCGGAGACTTAAACGTCTCAAGGTCATTGGTAAGAAGATCATGGTCGTCAATTCCGCGAAGGATACTCGTTCCCCTGATGAAGTTCTGAAGACCCACGACAATGTTAAGTTCGATTGTCACAAGGTCTACAATCTGTATGATCTTCTGGATAAGCCCGGCTTTGAGGATGCTGAGATCATCGCCATCGATGAGGCGCAGTTCTTCCCCAACCTGAAAAAATTTGTAGAGGCGTGTCTAGAAAATGGAAAAGATGTCATATTGGCAGGTCTTGATGGTGACGCATTTCAAAGAAAGTGGGGAGAAATCTTGGACTGCATCCCCCTAGCGAGTGAAGTGACGAAGCTTTCGGCACTCTGTAAATACTGTAGACATGGAAATCCGGGTCCGTTCACTAAAAGAATTGTGGATGACATGAGCCTGGAACTCATCGGTGGGAGTGACATGTACGTGGCGGTGTGTCAGAAACATCTATGAACATCTAAAATTAAAACAACCCTCCTGTCTTGACCTGTTTTTGTGACTTCGTGATATCTCGCATGATCGAATAAAAAGTCTTCGCCTTCGCGGTGTTGATGCCTACCCTTTTCAGTATAGAGTGTGCAATCACCACCACCCTCTATAGTGAGATGATATCTGAGCAGTAAATTTGTTTCGGCGCGGTGTGGTGGTATCACTATAGGTCCTTCTATCACAGCAAAAAGAGCTGTCTCTTTGTGAATAGATGGGATTTGGTCGATGAGACTTTTTAGTTTTGGAAAATCTTCAACTTTATAAAAGTAGTAATTATCATTTTTATCGAACCACGGGTCAGCTTCATGGAAGGGATATTTCTTAGCCACCTTCGAAACTTCTTGGAACTCTTTCCTAATCTTATCATAATGCGCCTTCACGAGCCAAAGTCCGGAATGTTCGTTTACAGAATATCGAGATGACCATTTGATAATATCTATCAAGGTGTTGCGCATACCAATTAGGGGGCGTTTCGGGTTTGTGAAGTATAATTTATCTATTGGAGCCTTCATATAGTCGTGAAACACCAATAGCAATGGGACAAACAACAGGGGCCACATTATTTTCTTGGTAGATAATAAAAATGCCAGGTTACGGCAAACGAAATGAAATGTATGCCCCCGAGCCCACCGAGGAAGTTGAGACTCTCGACAAGCGTTTTGTCATGCCAAACATGACTGTGGTTCAGATAACACTTCTCGCTATTATCCTCGCCTACGCGTGGACTGCTCGTAAGATGAATGGCGTCGTCGTGGGTTCTCTCGCCCTCACTGTCGCTCTTCTTCACGCGTACGACCACCTTTACCGTGTGAAACGTGGTGAGGAGCGCTTCTTCCTTTTCCCCAAGAAGGAGAAGTATGGTTGCACGGCGTGTAAAATTTAAATAATCGTAAAATATAAGTATGCGCGTCAGGATTGTGAAGAGTCCTGACCGTAAAAAGAAGTTCAGGGCAATATTAGAAGATGGTAAGACTGTTGACTTTGGTGCAAGTGGATACTCAGACTACACCAAACACAAAAATCCTTCTCGAATGCGTTCATATGTACTCAGACATGGTGGTCGGGTTCCTAAGCGCACAATAGCCGAGAGAGAACCCAAAAAAATTCATGTTATGATGCTTGATGTAACGTCTAGTGATAAAGAAGATTGGACGAAGAGTGGTATCGATGGTGCGGGTTTTTGGTCTCGTTGGTACCTCTGGGGTCATCCAACCTTTGAGGGTGCGAAAAAGATTATATCAAAAAAGTTTGGAATACGTTTTATTTAAATTCGATAAATTCCTTAAAAGAACTAATGTCTCCATCGATAATCATCTGAGTATATTTTTTCTCAACATTGTTCATGTCATGCGATTGTAAATCCAACTCGCGTATGACACGTAGAATCATTGGGATTTTTTCCTCTTCTTCTGGTGACCAGAAAAGAGAAATCATGCGTTGGTAAAAGTTGAGTGTTTCTCGTGGTTTGTATTTGTTCACGTCTACATCATCAAAATACATCAAAAGATTTTTTAGAGCTTCTTCATCTACGATATCGATGACATCGTTAAGTTTATCTTTAGAAAACAAACCATTTTCATCGATGAGAGTATCTTTCATATCGAATTCGATATCATCTTTGGGGTTGTCGGAAATCTCTCGACCTTGATAACACATAAAGTATGCTATTCCGGGTGACAGTTTCTTTAGAAAACATTTTTTATTTTTGAATCGCGAAACATTGTAGCGATTAAATTTTTCCAACAAGAGTAAGACGATATTCATCTAAATTTAAAAACATAAAAAAAATACAGAACTTAGGTTACATAAAGATAAAATATATATTCTTTCTAAGATGGGTGATGTTCAGGAATTGAAAATACTCATTCACCGGGTGTTACTTCCCAGAATCAGACAGCTCGAAGACGAAGTTTCTTCGTTGAGAAACCACACATGGCCTTACGTGCAGAGTAAAAAAGAAAAACACCAACTCGATGACATCGAGGCAAAGAGAGAGTTTTTAAAAAACCTCGACGATGAAACAGTCAAACATCTTCTATCAGAGAAGGCCAAATTTGGACACATACCAGGATTTCACAGGAGCGAATACAATTCTCTCCGAAATAATTTTTGTTGACATATTATAAATGCTCTCCACCATCACCAACCTTTTTGACGACGACGAGCCTATGACCAATGAGTGGCTTATTGGATACATAACCGCCATCCTGTGTTCGATGATGGTTATATACGGTTTCATGAAAATGCCTTACAAGACACCACCCATGTTACTCATGGCTTGTGTGTGCTCTTCGTGCTGCAGTTCTCTCACTACTCGTGTGGTGAACGACGTGAAGAAGCGTGTCTAAAAAAAATCATCAGTTCTGTACATATTCACCTGAAATGAACCAGTCTTACCAGTAACTGAGACTGATTCATTTCCATACAACTCCTGACATCCTATGTCATCTACACAATCGCGTCCATTGTGACTCACCGGAATTGGGTACAGATTTTCACCACCGGTGGTCGTGTAGTAATGATAGCGGTCTCGGCGCCCACGCACCTCCTTACCATACAGTGGGAGGGTCTCTTCACCATCACCGACGAGAATACCCATCTGTTGCATATGTCCAGGCTTGTACTTCTTGATGGGGGGACCTCTGAACTCGGGTTCGCGTCTGATCTCCTGTGTACGAACGGGTCGAGGAGGTGGGGTCATGACGGGAACCTCAACGACTTGAGGGTTGTACAACATATAGACGACAGCAGCTACGAGAACGATAAGAGCTACCCATAAGAGTTGAGTCTTTGTCTTATTCTTCATTTACTATAAATTTACATTATTTTTCGGTTGTAAATAGCTTTAAATCTTTTGAATAATTCAGCATCACCACCCTTGTTTGGGTGAAGTTTGAGAGAACCTCTCAGATAAGCTTTTCGGATAGAAACCTTATCCTTCGAGCTTTGAAGATTGTTGAAAAATTTTCTCGTATTGGCATTCATAGCTGGTGGACGGGTCTCCGCTCTTTGCTGTTGCTGACGAGCTCTCCTTCGTCGTTCTTCTTCGGCCTTCTTTTCAGCATCTTCACGGGCCTTCTTACGAGCCTCTTTAGCCTTCTTGCGAGCTTCCTCATACTTCTTGCGATCCTCTTCAGCCTTCTTGCGAGCCTCCTCAGCCCTCTTGCGAGCTTCTTTACGACGAGCCTCTTTAGCCTTCTTGCGAGCCTCTTCGGCCTTCTTGAGTTCCTCTTCACGAGCCTTCTTACGACGAGCCTCTTCATTGCTCTCCTCCTTCTTAAACTTCTCCCACAACTCCCTACATTGTAATCGAAGTTTCTTAGCTTCTTCTTGAGAACGCCTGACAGCTTCTGCACGCGCAGCATTTTCAGCACGCTTCGCCTCCTTTCTCAGATTATTATTCGACCTCTTGAAGTTCGGACGCAAAATGACAGGAACATTGTCAGCCATGTTAAGTGTAAGTTTTTTGATTGAGCCATTGCGGTTCCTAATGAAACGTGCCTTTATACCATACTTTTTCTTATCACCATCACGAACAAAAAACGCACCTCGTCCTGACTGAAAAATGCTCCGCTTTTTACCGTTGAGCAACTTTGTCGTCGTATTCATTTACTATACTTAAGGAAAATCTTTTAGTTAAAGACATGAAGATTCTGGCGATTGATGTGGGGTATCATAACATGGGTTTAGTCGTCGCCGACTCTGATGCAGGTCCTAAAATTGCCGTGGAATATGTCAAGAAAGTCAGTCTCGAAGATTATAAGTACCTTCGAACGAACGACATTGTTGACTTGGTTCCTTTATTTGTAGAAGACCATAAGGATATTTTCGATGGGGTTGATAAAATACTTATAGAGAGACAACCACCCGGTGGGTTTACAAATATTGAAGTTCTTTTACACTACATGTTCAGAGATAAGGTTTCTTTAATTTCACCTGTGAGCATGCATACACATTTCGGTATGAAACATCTGGACTACGACCAGAGAAAAGAGCGAACAGTATCTATAGCAGAAAAATATATCGTTGGGGAGATTCCGTACGATAGAAAGCATGACATAGCTGATGCGTTATGTATGATTGTGTATTACAACTTCCGAACTACTGTTCACTTCTTCGACAGATTTAGGATGAAGACTTCTTGAGAACGGCGAGTGCGTTTGTCACATATTCAAACATGTCAAAAATTTCATTAACATCTCGCCTTTCGAGAGCTTTCTTCAATTTTTCGAAATTGTATTCGAACGAACCCTTCTCATCATTAATCTCCTTCAACTTTTGTTCGAGTGCTTCGATTTTTCTATCGATAAACTTAATCGTGCTATCGATATTCGCGTCCATCTTCTGAACTCTATCCGTATAGAAATTCTTCTGACGTTCGATGATATCTCTCTTTACGTCAGATGTTGCGCGCTCGAGTTGAGAATCGAGGCGCTGAATTTTCTCTTCCAGTTCTTCCAAATTCATGATGTACCCATTTTGATACTCCTCCTTGGCATTTTTGAGGCGAATGATTTCGTTGCGAATCTTGATATCCATATCTGATTTACTTTACTTTTATTCCTTTAATCAGGTTACTTAGGTCTTGTGTGAAATGATTGAAGTTTCCTAAACGAAACTGGACTAGAGCCCAGAGTGCGAAAAATAGGGTTTTGGTGAGTTTGTTAAGTTCATTATCTTCCATTTTGTAGATGGGGCCGACTACACGACCCATGAATGTTTCATCTTTGTGTCTACCTGTGAAATACATCTCCGCTTGTGTGAGAGCACAGGTATCATCGTTAACAGACCAGTGGTAAAAAAGGAATGGAATGAGCATGGAATAAAACTCCAGGTTCTTTTGATTATTAGTAAACGGTACTATCAATATGGCCAAGAGAAAAATGAGATGAATGAGAAATATTATGTTCATCTATTATAAAATGAGCGAAGAAATAAATATGGAAGAAACGTGGAATGACTTTCACGAGAATGTCCTGCGTCAATGGGGCGAAGCTTCCGCATGTTATAGGTACATGCATCACCGTTCTTTCTTGATGTACAAGCGAATGAGTCTTCGATTTAATCTACCAGTAATTGTTCTTTCGACTATAACTGGTACTGCGAATTTTGCACAGAATACACTTCCCGAAAGTATACGAAGTTCGGCGCCAGCAATCATCGGTGGTATGAATCTCATAGCTGGTCTCATAGCGACCATAATGCAGTTCCTGAAAGTTAACGAATTGATGGAGAACCATAGGACTGCTGCGTTGGGGCATGGAAGTTTGTCGAGAAATATTCGTCTCCAACTGTCTCTCCCTCGCGAAGAACGTAAGAAAGAGGGTCTGAAGTTTGTCGACGAGTGCAAATCCATCTACGATAGTTTACTTGAACAATCTCCACCCATTCCCAAGAAGATACTCATGAATTTTGAAAAGGAGTATCCTATCGAGGGTGTGTTCACAAAGCCAGAAATACTCACCGTGCGCCCCATACCACCACTCAAGTTACCAAAAACTGTGGAACCCATCAGAGCTATCACAAAAGACACACCGTTCGAAAGAGTTGGTGAATATTTATCTAAGAATGAACCCGTGGAAGAGTATGAAGAGGAGGAAGAGGAAGAGGAATTTGAAGAAGGGACAGACGTCGAGCAAGGTACACCAAAAGAATAAACATCACGAGATTGGTAATGACGCTACATAAGACATAAGGTAAAATTTTCCTTTTTAAAGGTTCTATGACACGTTTATGTAGTGCGTCATTTTCTAGCACCAAATCTATGGCCTGATTAGTAAGGTCGTCGATGGACTCTTTCATTAAGATAGTCGAACAAAAAAAAGAATCAACGGTGACGACCATCCATGATAAACACATCAAGCGCATCAGACAGTATGTGAGAGAGAAGAAGAATGTGTTCATATGTGGGGCACCTGGAGTTGGTAAAACGTATATTCTACAGAAAGTTCTCGAAGGTTTAAACTCTGTAGAATTACAAGCCGAACATATGAAAAGTAAGTCACCATTTTTGCAATTCATAAAACCTTCGAGTAAACACGTATACATAGAAGATTATGACCCAGTGTTCAAACCGGTGGTGGAGCGAGTTTCGGATGGTGAAAAGGTTACGAGAGGGGGGTCGTTATTGATAACGACCACGAATATGTGTATGTATCCAAATTTCGAGACTGTGTTCATACCGAAACACAAACCGGAGGTTTTACTGTCTTTGGTGGATGACAAGACACCCGAAGCGATGAATGCCGCGACGCGGGCTCAAGGAAACATACGAAACTTTTTTACATACTTAGATGGGTACGATGATAAAGATATTTTTCAAACTCCAAAAGAATTCATAACAAGTGTTTTGTCGGATCCGAATCCAATAAAAATTTATGATAGCATCTCCGAACATGGACACATCTGGGATATTTTCCAAGAAAATTATCTAGATTCTAGAGGTGTTGATGTCATACGGGCGTGTGACTCATTCTCACAAGCAGATGTCTACGATAACCATATGTATGCAGATGGTGAATGGAACCTCATGCCGTATTTCGTGTTACACGCTCTTGTCATACCGAAGTCGTCATTAGGGGAACCACTCGTCAAAGATAAAATAAGACCTGGTAGTTGTTGGACAAAATTTGGGAATTACAAGATGCGAAAACAAAAGTACGAAGAGATTCGTAAGAAATCGAGGATGGGTTTGGGGGTTGAAGAACTGTGTCTATTAAAGAAGTATGCAGAAAATGGAGACTTAGACTTACTCATGAAGTATAAAATTACCCCACAGGATTTTGATGTTATCAATCACCTCGCGGTTGGAAATGGCTTAAAATCTAGGGACGTCACGAAGGTAAAGAAGGCACTCAAAGATGCCTACGGAAGAGGAAGAGGAGATTGAATGTGTGAAGGTTGTGGGTAACGAGATTCTCTTCTATGGTGACATCGACCGTGAAAATGCTCTCGATTTTGTCGAAAAATTCAAGAAACTTGAAATCGACCTTCTCAAGAAGATGGCGGAGTTGGTTGGGTACGAACCCCAGATTCGCGTCCATATTATGAGTGACGGTGGAGACATCTTTTCTGGTCTCAACATGATGAATGTACTGGAACGTTCGCGTGTTAAAGTTGTGACAATCGCACAGGGTTCATGCTGCAGTGCCGCAACGTTTGTGTTTTTGGGTGGTTCAGAACGTCGAATTGGGCGAAATGCGTACCTTCTGATTCACCAAATTTCTACAGAGTTTTGGGGTAATTTCCAAGACCTAAAGAATGAAATGAAAACTACAGAAAAGTTTATGAAAATGTTGAAAAAAATGTATCTTTCAAAGACGAAGATTCCCGAAAAGAAGTTTAAACGTCTAATGAAAAAGGACATCTACTTGACTCCCGAAAAGTGTATCAAGTATGATATCGCTCACGTTGTTGACTGATGGTAACTCCGCGCTTATACAAACCCAATACACATAGTACTATGAATATGATACAGAATGTGTTTAAATTCAGGGGTATAGGTGTGCTTTCTGGAGGCCTAAGTCGTTCCATTCTACCATAATTTACAACTGGTAAATCAGACATCTATTTAAAGTTGAGAATTTAAATATTCGTAGGATGGAACGCCTTATCCGCAAAGACAAGACTGGAAACGAACGTTTCACTGACATTCGTGTCGAAGACCTCGGTGATGGAACCGCTGACATTGTGAAAACCACCGGCGTCGTCGGTTCCGAGAAGCTTTCTGTATCTCGCACCAATGTGAAGACGGGGTATGAAAAGGCTCTCAAACGAGCTCAGACGATGTGGAACAATGAAAAGACCAAATGTACTCAGATTCTTCCAATGTTGGCTAACAAATGGGAAGACCGCAAGAAGTATATTTCTGAACCCTTTTATGTTCAACCCAAATTGGATGGTGTTCGTCTTCTGGTGTCAAAAGATGGTGGCATCTCACGAACGGGTAAAATCATTCCCGGAACTGAAATTCTTGGTAAAGGGCTCGTCAACGGTGAGTATCTCGATGGTGAGGCGTACGACCCCAACATGACCTTCGAAGAACTCACGAGTGTGTTTAAGACTGAACCACTCAAACTCAAGTTTCATGTATTCGATTATTTTGATACCAAGAACCCAGAACTTCCTTTCAGTGAACGTATGATTCACCTCCGAGGAATCAAGAATCCTCATTATGAAATCGTTGAGACATTCTCGGTGGATAAGCATGACGATATGAAAGGTTATCATGATATGTTCATGAGTCAGGGATTTGAGGGAACGATGATTCGTGACCGCACCAGTGTGTATGAGATTGGTAAGCGAAGCAACTATCTTCTCAAGTATAAAGATTTCCAGACGGATGAATATGAGATTGTCGATGTTAAAGAGGGAACTGGTCGCGACAGTGGCACTGCTATTTGGATTTGCAAAATTGGTGACCAACACTTTTCCGTGAGGCCTGAAGGAACTATCGAAGCGCGCAAAGAGTTGCTCACCGAGAAAGACAAGTATATCGGTAAACAACTCACAGTTCGTTACCAGAACCTAACAGCTCTCGGTATTCCTCGTTTTCCCGTTGGTGTAGCAATTAGAGATTACGAATAATATAAGAGTATAGAAATGAACAGAGTGGCCATCGATATCGATGAAGTCTTAGTCAACTTTCTTCAGCCCATGGCGAAATGGAAAAAGCTGACAATCCGAAAACCCAAATACAACTACGTGTACAGACAAATCTTCGACATAAACGAAAGTGAGTCGCAGAAGATGGTTCAAGGGTTTTACAAATCAAAAGACTTCATGGAACTCACCCCCATAAAAGGTGCCCAAAAAGCCATGTACAAGCTTCGTGGAGATGCCAAAAAGATGTATATTGTGACGGGTCGCCAAGACTCTGTTCGAGAAGAGACTGAGTTGTGGATTGAACACTACTTCCCAGGAATCTTCGATGATGTTATTCTCACGAATAGTTACACTTCCAATGAAGTGAAAAAGTCTGCCATCTGCCGCGCTCTAAACATTGGTCTCATCATCGATGACAATAAAGGTATCTGTGATGAATGTATCGAAGCTGGTACGGATGCTTTAAACTTTGTGGGTGAAGAGGTATATCCGTGGTGCGAAGAAAGTGAAATAAGTATAAAGGGGTGGGACGACCTAAAACTATAATGTCCATTGGTCTCATCGGTCTAGGTTCTATCGGGAAGAACCTCGCCCTAAACATTCAGAAGTCGGAGGAACTTCACGTATTCAATCGCACCCCTGAAAAGGTTGCGGCTGTCGTTGAAAAGGGTGACAATGTTCGTGGGTACACGAAGCTTGGTGATATGATTTCTGGTATGGAACAGCCCCGAACTGTTTTTACGGCTCTTCCACACGGTGAAGTTACTGATACTGTTGTCAAAGACCTTGTGAAAATTCTCGATCCCGACGATACCGTCATCGACTGCTCCAATGAATATTATCGAAACTCCCGGATGCGTGGGGCACACTGTAGTGCGAAGGGTATCAATTACCTAGGTACGGGTCTATCTGGTGGTTCTAACGGTGCTCTCACCGGCCCCGCACTCATGATCGGTGGTCCTCAAGATGTGTATGAACGACATGTTGATCTATTTGATACATTTTGTAAAAATTATGCCTACATGGGTAACGACTATGGTATCGGTCACTTCACGAAGATGGTACATAATGGTGTAGAGTATGGTATGCTACAGGGTGTTGCGGATGTGTACGCGTATTGTAACCAGAATATGTTTGACATGTCCAAAGTTCTCACTTCTCTCAAAGAAACTGACATCGACGGTTACATTCTAAACTGTGCGATTAAAGTTCTACAGACTTATAACATCGACAAGATTTCCGATGTTGCTGAGATGAATAACACTGGACTTTGGTGTACCCAAACTGGTATCGAGTATCAAATTCCTACACCTGTCATTAACTCGGCCGTGAATACTCGTATGTCTAGTCGGTATGCAAAGTGTCTAAACACGAATGACGAAAAAAATCCAATTCGAATCACTGACGTTGCTGCGAATACGCTCCGGTTTGTATTTGCTAGCTCAATTCTAGAAGGCTATGAGCTCATGAGTACTCGAAATGTTTCTGTTGAAAAGGTTGCACACGCGTGGTCTTCTGGAACCATCATCGAATGTCCCATGATTGGTCGCGAGTGTTATGACGTTCTCGAGGAGACGATCGAAGATGTTCGCAGTTTCGTATATCGTTGTACACAATCTGGTATCCCTTGTCCCGCGGTTCAAGCTGCTCTCACACACTATGATTTCATGCATCGTAAAAGGAATTCTATCAACTTTCTGATGGCTCAACGTAATCACTTTGGTCAACACTCCATCACCGAGGCGTGATCCCAAAGATAGTCAATCTCTTCCTCATCTAAGAATTTTCGTTTACCATTTTTGATTTGTCTGAGTACATTTTCATACGCACACCCACCATAACCAAGTTCCCATTTATCATTTCCATTTGTGAGAATGTATTTATCTTCTGGAACCATTTTGGCGAGATCGGCTTCCAGATGAATACCGTCGTATGTCGTTATTATTTTACACTGTGTGGGAGCTGTACCTCTGTATTCTATGTTTCTTGAAAGTTGCATTATTTTTGGCGACAACGCCGCTAATTCTTTTAATATTTCTTTACGACTTTTGAACGTATGCTTCGCGATGATTGTCGCAAACAATAGGACACAATGACTTTGATACATGTCCCCAACTATACCCACAGTATCAAAGTAATTAATCCGCTCATTCATGTCACCATTTTCGTGTAATTTGATTTTTATCGATTCAAGTTTCTTTGGTGTCTGTATGTGTCGCAAAATATCTTTACCGAGATAATGATCGTTGTAGATAACTTTCAGATTGTTGTCGTGGATAAATGTTTTGATTCTTTCAAAATCATACTTTGAGTGCCCATGTGGTTTCTCGAGAACATACGTCGCATCGACAAGTCCCAGGTAAGGCTCTACATTTTCACAAAAGTTGTGTGTAGGGATTGACATGTACGCCACGATGTTGGGTACGTCTTTCAAGTGTTCCAAGTTTGCCACCTGCTGTCTAGAAATGGGAGTGTGAGGGCAATCCAATTTCTTGAGAGCTGGAATGATACGAGTTTTTGCTAAATGTCCCCTGGCTCCGAACACGAGGCAGTGATTCATAGCGTTTATTATTTCTTCACATTTAAATAATGTTCGCACTCCTCTGTAAACCCATCGCCGTCCCACAACAAGTGGGTAATCCTGTCCTTCGAGCGAAAGATTGTCGCATAGCGTATGTAAAGCCATCTCAAGTTCAAGAGGGTGTGCTCGAACTTGAGATACTTGAAGCACCTCCGATTGTTATTGATCCTAACCTGGGGTCGACAGATTCATGATTCGACCATCCCTCGTCTTCATCATGATGACTTCGTCACACTCACCACCTTTGATGACTAGGGTAGCCTCACCACATTCGGTACCAGGCAACTTGTAGCGGTCACAAGCAACCTGAGTTTTCATCGTGATATTCATATTTTGACTGTATCCGATGAAAGTTCTGTCCACAACACCATTTTTACCTGTAGCCTCTACGGTGGCCTTGACACAATAGGAACCAAACTGACATTGCTTCTCCTCTTCAGTTGGGGGAGGGCAATTATCAACAGAAGCCCTCGGTCGGCGCCCAAAACGTTTCCGTAGAGACGCGACTGGATAAGACAATACTTTGGTAATAGGGGACATCTTTTACCAGAGTTTGTGTTTGTTATTTTAAGTATGTTTCTCTCCCGGTGGGTTTCGATCCCACTACCTCGCGATTAACAGTCGCACGCTCTTCCGAGTGAGCTACAGGAGAATAATCCTCTCTATCCGAATCGAACGAATGACAAATGGAACTACAGTCCACTGCTCTACCAACTGAGCTAAGAGAGGATGACGAGCTCCCACGTGGATTCGAACCACGGGCGGTGGATTCAAAGTCCACAGTGTTGACCAACTACACTATAGGAGCCACTTTATCTATATTTGGAATCTTTTCTTTAAGCTCATTTACGTACTTCATACTTATGAGAGAAACTGAGAACAAACTGGCAGATGTGTTGGCGACGATCATCGGCACGACTGTGAAGTAGACGGAGTACACGAGACCTAGTGTACTCGCCAACATGTTGAGGTTCAAGAAGGAATAGTTAATGGCACGCGTATCCTTGGTCTTGTACACATGTACAACTTGGGGTACGAACATTATCGAGATGAGTATCGAGCTTGTCAAACCAATTCCATCTATGACTTTATCCATACTTCACAATATTTTCTAACGTTTAAGTAGGTATGATTCTGTTCATCATTTTAATTGTCGCGTGTGTCATCATACTTTTCAATACAGGTCAAGATAGAAAATATAGTTATGATTGTTTTTTACTCACGATGAAAGACCAGAAAGAGAGATATGAACGGTTTTTAAAAAGTCATAAAAAAGAAATCCCCATCGATGTGATTTATGGGGTGGACACGAGAAAGATTAAGAATCTAGCAGAATTTGAAAATGATATACAACCGGAATATTTCGAAAAGGCTGTGGAAATGCATTACGATTCTTCGATTAAGAGACCTGACATAACTTATTTTAACGCGGGAGCTGTGGGATGCTATTTTGGTCACATGGAATTTTATAAACGTTGTTTCAGTAAGAATGTAAAGTATGCCGTGATTTTCGAAGATAATGTCATCATCAAATCAAACGAACTGTACGAACAAATTCAGAGTGTCATAGACGAAAAGGGTGATGATTTTGAAATGTGCTTCTTTCATTGTCTATCCAGACTTCCCGACAAAAAGGAGGGGACTTTGGAGAAGGTGAAATGGATTTCGAGTACAAAGTGTTATCTCGTGCACGTAGATAACATGCGCAAGTATCATAAATATTTTTACCCGATGGATAATCACGTTGATATGAAACATGAAGATATCATAGCTAAAGGTGCGCGCGTGTATTACAAAGACCTACGCGAATTTATACTAATCGACCGAACACATAAAAGTCTTATAGGTCATAGTGAACATGGTAACCCTTCATTTTTTTCAAGACAATTCCCCGACAAGACGCCGGATGATTTGAAGTGGGGGTGGTAATAAGAGTGAGTGACTGTAAGACATCTTTTTTGAAATATGTTCAGATACTTCAAAAAAGATGTTCCAAATGGGTCTCGAACCCATGACCTTGGCGTTATAAGCACCACGCTCTAACCAACTGAGCTATTGGAACTGGGTGCAACTCGACCATATGAGTGGTCGTTGTGTATAACGGAACACATACTATTTAGTCGTCAATTCTTTAAACCCCTAAACAATGTCTAGATAGTCATCGAGTTTCATCTTAGCATCTCCACCTTGGATGAAATTATCGAACTTCTGGGCACTTTCGAAGGCTTCTTTAGCCACCTTGACAGACAAGATGGTGTCGTAGGCACATGGTTTGGTATCTCGTAAGACAAACCCTGGATTGATAGTTTTAATGTCAACATCGAGTTCATCCTCAAGATAATCCACGATGTCTTGGTACTCACATACTTCTGCTACGACCACGACGGCATAGCCGTTCGTCTCATAGTTATTCTTGATTTGTTTCATCGAAATTGTATTTACAGTCTGATGATTGAGAACATCTGACACCTTGGAATATTTCGCGTACGTAGCATTCGTGGAAAGTCCGGTAACTCTATCACCGGGTGTTTCAACAAATACGATTGAGTTCGTAGTCGTAGCTTCTGTATAAGCGTAGTCAATGTATCTCGCAAATTCCTGAACAGCAGTTTGAAAGCCAATAGACTCCATACCCGGTATGTCGTTGAAGATGGTTTTAGCGATACCCACAATGTTTGTCTCGATGCGTTCGTCGAGACTCAGTCGTGCTGCACTTTTCATAGATTCATTGCCACAAATACAGTAGAGACGGTCTATATCTTGGATATTATCAACGACCCGCTCAATATCGACGGGTTCACATGAGACTCGCAGTATCGAGCCAGGCCCCTCATCAATCTTTTGTCGTGAAAGGTCTACACGGATGTTATTGTTTAGACCTCGAAATCCTTCGTTGAAGCCGATAACCCTATTGTCTTTAGAACTTTCAAGGCGGGTAAGTGTGTGGATAAGATTGTTAACACCTGGACACACACCACCGGCTGTGAGGATTCCCACGTTCATCTGATATTCATAAGAATTTTTCTTTTATATACTTTCCAATCATGAAACCGATAACGTTTGTCAGATTTTCTCCAATCGAATAATGCCATGTATGTGTCTGTGAATTTTTTATACCAAATATACGGTCTATAAAATTTTCGTATTTCGGTTGTCCACCATACACCTGTCTGTACCATAAGGGCGTCTTCGCATCCGAAATAGATAAACATCCACCAAGTTCGTGTACAATTTGGGGATTCATACTGAGCCAATATTCAAATATTTCCCAAACGACACCCAATGTAATCCAAAACCAGAATTGTTTGGGATACATGGCACCCAACAAGATGTATAAGTTTAAATGACCGTATTGAAAACCATAAAATTCTGTCCTGTAGCATTTCTCTGTGGATTTTTTACATGAACACCTATTTGCATATCTCAGAAACCATAATATAAACAATAGGATGATGACTATCATTTATAATAAGTTGACAGTTTAAAATTTACATAACCTTGGGAATACCGTTAAAATTAATCCTTGGCTTCTTCTTGTCTAAGCCGAGTATATCGATCACTTCACCGATGAGGAGAAGTTGCTGAGACATCACAGTCATCTTCGCAAAGTTAGTTTTGGGACCGAAATCACCATATCCAACGGTACTCATTGTGGTGAAAGAAAAGTAGAATGGGTCGAGAATACTCTCAAAACCAAACGCAGTGGGGTCGGCCGCGTGTATAATGGAATAAATAAGACCGTAAACGAGGGCGGTGGCGATAAGTGCAACAAACTTCTTCATATACTATACATCAACAGAATTATGTCGAGGTAGTTCTTCACTTCTCCGTTTAAATTTTAAATTTTTTACACTCTTTACCCATTTCGCAACTGGATTGGATGAAGAAATTGTCGAAGCTGCGTCATCACTCATGATGATACTGAGACCGTTGCACACGTCTGGTTTGTTCTCTCTGTCTGGGAATTCCATGTTGAAAGCCTTGATAGAAATAGCTGGAATATCGGGTGCGTCATCGAGGAGGCGATCATAGTCCTCTCTCGCCTTCTGTACAAACTCGAGAACATCCCCTCTGTGCATCACATCCAATGACAATTCCATATCGATGTTCCTGTAAAACTTTGAGTATTGAACACACATGGCTGAATGTGCCTCTGCCAAGTTTGCACTCTGACTAAATTTACTTATCGAGGTAAGAATACCACCCAACACATTGAGGAATGCGAAAAAGTATTGGATTATCATGATTCTATTTTTCATGTCTATAGAAACATCATCATTCCCACTCGGATTAAGAACCGCAAAGCCACCGACACCTGTGATACTCGCGATGACTATACTCGGGTACGACAAGTAGTCATGTTGTTTTTTGTAAAATAAACGTGCGTGATTGTGAAGCCAACGATACCCCGCAGCCTTCTCTGCCCAACGCACCAAGAGGTTCTCCTGCTTCTCACACCAGAAGTGTTCATGTGGCACTTCCTTTTCGTCGGTCATCTGAATTACCTGGATAATATTTTTGCACTCTCACGGGCAAGTTTGTCTACAGCTTCATTGAGAGGATTTCCATTGTGCGCTTTTACCCACTTCCATTCGACCATTTTTATCCGTTCCCTGAGTTCATCGATTTGCATCCACAGCTCTTTGTTCTTGACATCTCCACCTGATGATGTTTTCCACCCGTTCTTTTTCCAATTGTGAATCCATTGGGTAATTCCATTCTTCACATAGTTGCTATCGGTGTAAATACGCACATAGTCATGTCCATAGTTTATACAGGCTTCCAGAGCCTTCACAACCGCAGTCATCTCCATGACATTATTGGTAGTGTTTCTCAGGTTACCAGTCAACGTAATACCTTTACCTATGACACCCCATCCACCTGAACCAGGGTTTCCGAGACAACTCCCATCCGTGTATATTTCGTACATATAATCAATACGCATCATTCTTTTAAGATATTTGAGTATCTTAAAATTTGATTTTACCTAAATTTTCTAAAAAACTAAGACTAAATGCTTAGTTGGAGAACGCGAGACCACCCATACCGGACTGGATGCGGAGGACGTTGTAGTTGGTCGCGAACATGTGCATGGTGTCGGCATCGGTAGCCTTCATGGTCACGGCGACCTGGGCGTTGTCGATGCGGGAGAAGTTGCAGGTACCAGTGGGCTGGTGCTCCTCGGGCTTCAGCGCGAAGGAGTAAGCGTACACACCGGGCGCGGGGTTGCCGGAGTGGTGGTTGAAGGCCTGCACCTGGTTGAAGTACTTACCCTTCTGCTCCTTGAAGCGGTCCTGGCCGTTGAGGACGAGCTTGAAGGTGTTGAGGGGACCGGAGACCTCCTCGGTGTAAGCAGCGGTGGAGTCGGCAGTGGAGACGAGGGGAGTACCAACGAAAGACACGGGGACGTAGCAGTTGGACTCGGTACCATCCGCGAGAGCATCGGACTGGAGAACGATGTCATCAAGCTGGTTGTTGGAGGTGAAGTTCCAGAGGTCCGAGCGGGCGGCGGTGTTGGAGAAGCACCACACGAGCTCCTTGACGGGGTGGTTGTAGGAGAGGCGGACCTGCTTGGTCTGGCCGGAGGTGACGGTGTCGGAGCCGGTGTGCTGGACCTGCTCGATGAGGTACTCGTGACCCTTCTGGGCGAAGCGGCGGCGCTCCTCGGTGTCGAGGTAGACGTAGTTGGCCCAGACCTTGAAAACAGTGGTGTCAAGGTAGGTGCTGAAGGTGGAGGCGAGGTCGATGTCGATGCGGACCTCGTGGTACTGAAGAGCGATGAGGGGGAGATAAAGACCGGGGTTGCGGTTGAAAAAGAAGATCAGAGGAAGGTAGACGGTACCGGCGGGGGCGGTAGTCATCTTGGCGTAGGTGGCCTTCTTGGACTCATCGAGGTAAAGCTCGGTGTAGAGGCGCCACCACTTCTGGTAGTGCTTGTCGATGCGCTGACCACCAATGGAAAGCTCGACGTTGTTGATGGCACGCTCGGCGACCCAGTTGCAGTCGTCAGTGGCGTGGGAAGTGAGGGTGTTGGTAGAGGTAGAGAGAAGCTCAATGTACATGTCACCGACAAGATCACCGTTGCGGGCAACAGTCACGGAGACGCGACCGGAGTTGGCGGCAGTACCGTTGACGGTCTGCTCGATGTTCTCCATCGCGAAGTTGGTGTGGCGCTTGTACTTCGCCTGGTAGAAAGTAACCTCGGGGTTACCGGTAAGGTAGACGTCCTGAGCGCCGTAAGCTACGAGTTGCATAAGACCACCGGCCATTGTGAAAGTTTTTGTACTATATAGCAAGATTTTTTTTCTGATCAAAATCGCACCCGGTGCGAAAATTTTGTTTTTGAAATTTCTCAGTCTAGGTTAAAAATGAAGTTTCGTCCTGAAGGGGAAGTACCAGTTGAGGAAGTTGAGGAAGTTGAGGAAGTTGAGGAGGGTGAGATTGTGACCGATGAGGAGGAAGAAGAGCTTGACATGACAGATGAGGAGGTTGAGGATGAGGATGACACAACTTTGGATATTGCCGATCTGATGACTTCTCTCATGGCCACCCCCGATGGTGATACTGTTTGCTCAGCTTTGGTCACGATTGGTCAGCAGTTGCAGACCCAAAACAAAATACTTATAAAGATTTTGAGTGAGCTGAAATCGGCTTAGAGGAAAAATTTGTAAATAGTTTAAATGGAGACCACTCACTTCATCGACAAGGAACCGAATCGATATGAAGCACTGGCTGAACTGGAGAAACGGAGTATCCAGTCGATGAATGAAGAACAACTTATTAAAGTCATAGAAAGGTATGAAGTACTGTGGGATCTTCGCACAGAAGATTACAGGAACGCCCGTGAATTGGGGTACAGACAGTTTATGGACAAAGACAACTTCGACGAATATGGAAACCCGTGTGTAAATAACATCGACATCCTGGCAATCAAGAAGATTCGTGATAGGTGGAGAACGAGATTAGTAGATCTGAAGAATCGTATTTCTGAGGTTAAAAACGAAAAATCTGAAAGTGATGACGGGATTAGTCTTCTGAAGAGAGTCAACAATGTGTTGAAACAACTTGTGGATGGTTACGAAAATATCAGAAGGCATTACATTTCATATGAACGTGTCGTGAACCCAACTGCCCAGCCTCAAGTTATGTCTAACTCTGATCCATCTACGATTGATGACGAAGAGGTTGAGGAATGTACACCTTATCAAAAGTGTATCCTCTACACTCTCGAGCAACTGTATAATTCCGGTTACAGGCGATACAAGGGTCAGTGTTGTGAAGAAATCAAAACTATTGAGAGATACGGGACGCGTGCTTGGGTTCCTCGATTCGAGATTAAACAATTCGTATATACTATCGCCCAAAAAGATGACAACTTCAAGAACTGGAAGAATTTCACAAGCCGTGGTTCTGTTTTCAGGGATGTTGTGGAGAACATCTCGACCTGTGTAGACCCACAATTTCCGGAGATTGTGAAGCGTAGGCATGTGTGGTCTTTTAAGAATGGTGTATTTGTCGGTAAAGAGTGGATCCCAGACCGTGGTGTATATGATTGTCGTTTCTACCCCTATGACAGTAAAGAATTCAGTTGCCTGGACCCGACTATCATCGCGTGTAAGTACTTTGACCAACAGTTTGATGATTTTTCTCACATCGAGAATTGGCAGGACATTCCAACTCCTAATTTCGACCGCGTACTTCATTACCAGCAATTTGAAGATGAGGTCTGCAACTGGGCTTATGTCATGGGTGGACGACTCTGTTACGATGTTGGAGAATTGGATAGTTGGCAAGTGATTCCATTTTTCAAGGGTATTGCTGGTTCGGGTAAGTCCACATTGTTGACGAAGGTGTTCGAGAAATTTTACGAAAAGGAAGACGTGGGAACACTCGCTAACAACATCGAGCGTAAGTTCGGCCTCTCCGCGATTAAAGATTCGTTCATGTTCGTTGCTCCAGAAATCAAGGCCGACCTAGCTCTAGAACAGGCCGAGTTTCAGTCTATCGTTTCCGGTGAGAGTGTTTCTGTCGCCGTTAAGAATAAGACTGCTACTTCCCTTGTCTGGAAGGTTCCTGGTGTACTCGCGGGTAACGAGGTTCCTAATTGGAAGGACAACTCTGGTTCCGTCCTACGCCGTATTCTCGCGTGGAATTTCACTAAGCAGGTTCGAGAAGCTGACCCTCATCTGGACAAAAAGCTTGAGAAAGAGATGCCCATCATTCTTTTGAAGTGCATTCGAGCTTATCTGGACTATTCCAACAAGTATCGTGACCGGGACATTTGGAATGTCGTTCCGGAATATTTCAAGACTATTCAGAAGCAGGTGGCGATGGTGGCGAATACCCTCCACAACTTCCTCGAGTCTACTAACGTGCGATTTGGTAAAGACCTATTCGTTCCCCAAAAGGTCTTCGTACCGGTTTTCAACCAACATTGCCAAGCGAATAATCTTGGAAAACACAAGTTCAACCCTGACTTTTACGTCGGACCATTTAGTTCCAGAGATCTGGAAGTTCGAAACGCAGAGGTGACTTACAGAGACGAATTTTATCCTATGCAACCAGTCATATATGGTGTAGATGTGGTGATGGACGGTGTAACATTCTCTAAAGACTACTAAAAAAAATATCCATAAGTATTAATATGAGCCAGAGTGTCAGGGAATTCGTCCGACAATCTGGAGTCGAAGTTCGAAGTCCGAACTCAAATGATAACAATTTTGCTAGAGAACTCGAGATGGAGATGGAACGTAAAAATCGCATGAGAGAAAGACTCGCCGCAGAACAAAAATACATGCGTCCAATCCCGCGTCAAGTAAGACCAGTTCCACGTGCAGAAGTACAATTTCCCGTTCGTCGCCAATCTGACTTGGTAAATACGAGGGCATATGAGGGTGCTTTTAAACAGTTTGAAACAAACAGTCCACTCGCGAACGAGTTTTCGGATGTCAACTTCCCAGACATTTCGAATAACAATGTTAGAGAGTTATTTTCATTAAACGAGACTAGTCTCGAAATCAGTAAATTAAATCCCGGTATGTTTAATGCCACCGTTGATTCTGGATATGGACAAAAGGACATCGTTGTGGATTTGAAAAAAATACTCACTAAAACCCCCCTCCCCAAACGGTCTATTGGTGAGGGTCTTTATGTAGAGACACATGAAATTAAAGGTATCTATGGTCAGTTTAAAACTGGATTTTCTCACACGAGAAGTCTTGGACCAAAAGGCAATCTCGATAAGAACTTCTTCACCGCGCAATTGATGTTGACACTATCTACTGACACTGAAAGTAAGGGTGCGACTGTGAATTTTTACAGGAACGGTAAAATACGTTTTTCCGGTGGTTTCGTCGGAAACAATTTTTCAAATCAACCAGACCTTCTTCGCAATTTCATAGTAAACGCATACACAGAGAAACAACCATTTTTCTTTAACCAGTTCACTTACAATAACTTGAGTGGACAGTTCAGAATTAATGGTTACTTTAAAGACTTATCCCAGATTGCGAGAAACGCAACTAGGTACGGTATGACTCAAGTGTCTTATGAACCCGAGTTGTCCCCCTTTCTTTATGCATACTTCGAAAACACCAAACTGATACTCTCTAAGAGTGGTAACGTTCAGATTTCTGGTGCCAAAAATCCCAGAGACATGATATCTGGGTACGACTTCGGAAAAACATTTATTCGAAAATTGGAGGCTGATAATCAAATCACAGTCACAGGAGTCTTTAATGAGGGTATAAAAGCCAAGACTAAGAAAGTCCGACCCTCTCCGAAGAAAAAGACGACGAAGAATTCTAAGGTGTGTACACGCATGAAAAAAAGTGAACTCATGAATTTCGCACGACGTGTGGGTGTTGTCAACTTTAGAATGAAAGGTGCCAACGGCTCTAAAGCTGCTACCAAGGATGTGATATGTCAGAGAATCAAAAACAAGATGGGGAACAAGAGTGTGACGTTCAAAAATGCGAACAAGAAGAAAAACGTATCCCTCTCTGGAACTGGTAATAAGTTTCGTGTGGGTCGTAAGATTTGTGGAGATATGAAAAAGGATGAACTTCTCCGCGTCGCGGCGATTCTCAAGATTAAGCTCGACGAAAAGGAGACCAAAGCCTCTCTCTGTAAGAAAATTGAGAAAGCTCGAAATAATCTCAACAAACCAAAAACACCCCCACCCCCTAAACCCACCAAAATGCAGGTTCGCAGGACCCAAGCAGCCAACAAGCGCAATATGAAAAAAGCTGCAGTCGTAAAGAAGAGGGGTCTCGACGAAAACTCCATCCGAAAGGACATCGCAAAACTTTACGGTGACAAATGGATGAAAAGGTATAAACCAAACATCAACAAGGATGTGCGTAACATGAAATCTGCTCTCAACGCCATCACCAAGGGTAATAAGTCCGGTATTCCTTTTAAAAAGAATGTCGACCAGGTAAAGAAAACTTTAGTCAATCAGTGGAAGCTGGAGAGAAGACGGGAACTCGAGAGAAAGTATCTCATGAACACCGTGAATGTCACTGGAGTTGCGTACAATTTGAGAAATGACTACCGTCGCGCAGCCGCCAATTATATCATGAGTCGAAAGACTGCTCCCTCCAATAAGAAGATGGATGAATACAGAAAGTATTGGTTAAAGTTTAGAGCTAATGTCAATACAAATGGCAACTCGCGAAGATCTCCTCGGGCGGCTCGAGCTCGGATTGAAAAAATATAACCACGGTGTCCGAGTAGATGACGACACGAGAGATTGGGGAACTCCAGTGAATTCGTGGTTGTACATGGCTAAGGAGGAGTTTCTAGACGCGATCATATATATCGCAGCCGACTATATTCGGGTAAGTGGCCTAAAGCGTGATGAGAATGAGAATGACGATAACAGACTCATCATGCACGTGATTGATACATATTCGGACCTAGAAAGTCCTAAACACAAGATGCTCATATGGCAAATCCTGAATATGCTGAATTCTATTGACAGGAAATAGTGGAGTTGATAGATTTATTAGGTTCAGCCACCTGTTTTAGGTGAATAGTATGATACGAAAAGTTGTATTTTGGAAACAATTCTTTGATTTTATTGGAAATGATACTAGCTTGTACGATTCTAGAAATACCCGAACACACAGACGTTTTTTCAATTTCGAGGAGACGATCTTCCAAAGACACAAACCTCTTCAACATGTCACGATGCATCCCGTCCGCGTGCATCCTGAGATACATATCCTTAGACGCACCGTTACTTATGTAAAAGTGTTTAGAACCCTCGACTTCTTCAGATTTTTTACGAGTCTCAAACATGAGTAAGAAAACTATGATGGCTATGAGAATATAAACCATTTATAATTTACATAGAAATTAGTTTACCGAGGTCATCAATCTTCTGAAGAATATTTTGAAACTTGTAAATCGAATCAACGTCACTCGGTTTCATAATTTCGAGTTCAATCTGATACGTCGCCTCCTCTTCAGAATCCATGTCAGCATTATCACCAACGGAAATGGTCATATCGATACTAAGATTTTTACGCACAAATGAGTGACGCGTCTTTGTACGCTTACGGTCCATCTCGTATTCTCCACTTGTGGGAATCTCGCGAGCTACACAGAAGCGCACATCGAGTGGGTCTCTTTTGAAATCTTCTTTGACTACTGAAATTTTTTGAATCATCGTCTGTTCACCAGTATCTTCATCACATGTAATACGAATGTTATTCGCGTCGTTATAGTAAACGTCTGATGTAGTCATGTTGACACTTTCCCAACCACCGTACTTCTTCAAACCACCGAGTACACGTTTCCACGCATCTTTACCAACGTTCGTGTCGAACAGAGAGCCATTATGTTTACCGAGGCGAATTTCTACTTCAATGTCATCTTCATTCTTATGAGCTTCAAAAATCGGGAGTACTTTCTCGGCGAGATTCATCTTTTCTTATCATTTTACATATTGCGTCTTTCTCTTAAGCCTTTTTTAGACATATCATGTAATGAAAGGTTTTGAAAATCTTGGAAATACCTGTTATTTCAACACGGCACTTCAAAATCTTGTACACATCCCAGTGATGTCAAACTATTTCATAATGAATCCATACGATGGAGAATGCACGTTTACCAAAACATATTCAGAATTTGTCAAAAAATACTGGACCAAAGGTCAGGAGACATTAAATATCAAAAACCTTCTCGAAGAATTTCAAAAACAGTATCCACGTTTCAAGTCTAGTGAACAACATGACGTTCAGGAAGCCATAATGTGTATCATAGATATTCTGGAGAGGGCGGAACCGGAAGTTAAGAAATGGTTTTACGGTAAAAAAATTCAGGAAACCGTCTGGCCGGGTGGTAAATCTTCCAACGAAGAAGACTTCAGTGTACATCTAGTAACCTCATCTGGAAACGATATGGCTAAGATGTTATCCAAAAGTACTGACTGGAACGTAATAGACAATTTTGAGGACACCAGTGGAAAAGTTCATCATGTCGCTACGACGCGTATGATTTTTTCCAAACTTTCACAAGTATTGATGATTTCTTTCGACACTAAAAGTCATATAAAAATAATCGAGAATATTCATATTGGTGGACTAGAGTACAACTTAATCGCGACTGCTGTACATGTAGGTCATCAGTATGATGGTCACTATGTGAGTTTCGTGAAGCGTAGGAATAAATGGTTCTTATTAAACGACGAGAGTGTTCAAGAACACGAACTACCACTCGAAGCGGGCCACTACTTCATGGTCTACAATCTAAAAACTCCTTCATCTTAATGTTCTCCCTAATGTTTACAATTGTTCGATAAAATGTTCTTCGATTGTTTGGATATGTTTTATCTGTTCTCCTCTTTAGAGGTTTCCACCACAAGGGCTCTTCCCATGTGATGTACATACATTCTACGATAGCTCCATCCTCAAACCATGGCTCATCTGCGATTCTATTGGGTGGAATTTCACTTTCGAAGTACAACTTTCCCTTTTCTTGTACATAGAGTCTCCACGCGGGTGGACCTGGTTTAAATCCAGGGGTTTCCCTCGTCGGTTCTCTTTTCATGAGAAAGTCTACCGTGTTCTTTTCTTGCGGCTTCCATTTGAACATAGTTTCATGCGTTCCTATTCTCACTGGTTCATTCACTGGTGTGAATACGAGTCCATCAATCTTCTGTTCGACAGTCGGGAGGTACACATCCATGAATGTCGCAAAGTCCCTCATGTGATGAAAAGTCTTGCACTTGAGACGATACTTATCAGATTTCATGTAAATGATTGATTTCATGAGACCTCGTGAAGCTTCTAGGCGCTGTGTGAGGTTTTTATTCCACACAGGTTGTCCAGATATCAACACAGCATCATAAACCATCAACGTGTCTCCATACAGTTCACCATCCAAGATAGTTCCATCATACGCATTCTTTTTCAGATTAATTGGAACTTCGAACATATTGAAGGCCCGATTTACAAATAGACATTTTCTTTTTCCTTCGTACATGAGAGCTACCATCATGTGTCGTTCACCATCCGTCTTCTCGCACACAAGATAATCACCATTTTGTAAAATGGGGAAATGCCTGCGTTCAATCGAGACTGGTTGTGGACCAGGAAAGTAGTCTTTACTTCCCCACTGCGCGTGGATAAAGTCTATGACGTATTTGTGAAGCGGGTTAGACATATGTGTAGGTGGGGTGCAAACTTTAATTGACTTTCACACCGGCCGCGTTGAGAATGTTACTTACACATTCATGCGTATATGTCATCGTCAACTTAGCTGCTGTAAATGCAAAAACTCGCACTCCTTGTTGTAAAAATTTCTCAAACATTTTTGGATGGATTTTAGTATCCTTGGCTTTTTGGAGAGATTTTAGGACATTTTTTGTGTTCATAATCCACGCACGAGCGTCTGTTTTATTCACGTGGTACACATTCTCTGCGATCTTTTTACCAACTTCTGTATCAAATTCTAGACCAATCTGTGTCACGGGTTCTGTACTACCCGTTTTTATTTTGGATTTAAATTGGTCCCAGTTGATACCTTCTTTTACACCCGGAAAAACGACGCATCCCACATTGTCATGCATTTCGAAAATATGTTTCAAGCTGTCATCGTCTACACCCACACCAAAATCGATGAAGAAGAGTTTATCACATTTTTTCATACAGACTTGAATAGCATTGGCTTTTTCATATGGGTCATCGTTGACGTATATGATTTCATTTGCAACCCCTTTCTGAATTGTTCGAACATTTAGGCGTAAAATCGTGTGAAGTGTTTTTACGTGACATGATTTAGAACGGGTGACTACAATAGTTATCAACTTCATACGTAGGATACCGTTCTAAGCCTTAAGCCTGTCGTTCATACATCCCATGAACGGCAGATTCCCTACATGACCTAGTGTGGTGTTCACATCGGCATAAATTTTTCCACCAGCCTGTTGCCATCTACGACAAAATGCATAATCTTCGGAAAGATATCTCCGATTTCCCGGGTCAATCATACAGTCAAAGACTGCGTGATAATCGTCGAAGTCGCGGTTTTGGTGATCATTTTTACACCAAAGTTCTGGAAACTTCTCTTCCAAGGTCTTAAACACTGACCGTTTAATCATCATAAAACCTGTAGGTCCATCAAGAATTTCGATAAACCCATCGACCACTGGTCGATTGGCGGCACCAAAATTGATGACTAGACTCGAAGAAAGCATGGACATATCTCGTTCATCACCTCTTTTTACAGCTTCCGCAGCCTGTTCCCACATAACTACCTTTTTGGGATAACACGCAACTGATAGGTCGTGACCAGATTTAATAAGTCGAACGACAGCGTGTGGATCGAAATCGATATCAGCATCTATGAACATGAAATAATCACAGTCGGTCTTTTGCATAAACCTTCCTACGGAAACATTGCGGGCGCGGTGTACGAGTGATTCATTTTCGGTCGTGTCGATAAACAACTGAATACCTTCCTTTATTAAAAGTATTTGAAGTTTTACTATACTAGTCATATACTTTTCTAGACACAAACCACCATAACACGGTGTTGATAAGAAAAGTTTAATCATATACTACAGATACCCCTTAACCTCTAAGTGCTTTCTTATTATCAATTCAATTTTGTTCAGAGTTGGTACAGATACAGAACATTTTTCACACATGTCAGACTTTGTGACTTTTGAACTGAGGACGTGATAGATAATAGCGGACGCCACACTATTCGGCGTTTTACTCATCAAGTCTACACAATCTTCTGTGGCGTTGCACAATTTGTTACACCGCAATCTTTCTTCGCGTGACACATCGAAAAAATTTAAAAGTCGTTGCATAACGTCGTGTGCTTTTGTCACATAGTTTTTCTTCGTAGTACCCATGATATTATCCTGAAATATCTGAGTCGTTCGACTTATATCTTTCGACTGAATACCAAACATATCTGCGATTTCTTTGGTTGTTCGAGGAATTTGAGCGTTCCGACAAGCGTATAAAACGCAGTTCGCTTTGATTCCCAAACGCACAGCACCTCGCGTCAATTTTTCTTCATTAAATTTGCGATACATCATCTTTGCATCTTTGAGAACCGAGTCGGGTAGAGTATGACACGCTTCGTCAATATCTTTGTATGCATGGAAAAGTGACCTATCTTTGTGATTCATAGACATGTGAAAGTTAATCTTCGCCATGCGCTTATTCTCATACGTAGAACCACGCTGTGTTGATATGATAGTCCCCTTTCCCCAGTTTTGTGAAAAGAGTTCCGGATTAGCATTTGGATTTCCACACCTAGAAGGGTCGTTGACTTTTCCATCATCTGTAACACCACTCGTCCACTCGGCCGTATCATCGACAAAGTACGAATCTACTAGACCACATTCAGAACAAGTGGGTAATCCTTCTGGTGAAATAATTTTGATTCCAGAACATTCATTGCATATATTCATATTCACTGGCTTTTCATCGTTTTGTTTTGGTATTAAAATATCTAATTCAGACCATATAGTTGCCAGCATCATTTTAATAGGGGCAATCTTTTTTAGATTTTCTAAAAACGCGTTATTTACTTAGGCTTCTAGCGTAACTTTCAATCATGTTGACACGCTCTTTAAAACTTCTGGCACCTGGTGATGTAGGCTCCCATTCGTCCCACGCTTTATCAATCATCTTGTGGTCAGGTGGTGGGGAACCCTCAATCTCAGAATCAGAGACGATAAAATCTGCCATCTCAGAATCTGTATCGGCGTCGTATATGTCACTGTCACTGTCTTCGATGTCTATCTCACTATAATAGGCAAACATACCCATTCCAAGTGATTTCATCTCTAGATCTTGAAAAGTTGTACCAGTTGGGTAATGTTCCATCAGGCTTTCGTAAGGGGCTGGGGATAGTTCTCCGTCGTCTATCTTGTATACACATGCGGATTTGTAAAGCTTTTCGGTAGGGTTCAGATAATGAAGTCCCAATGTCAGGCCAGTATTCATTCCAACGATACCATACATCTCGTCTTCAAGTCCATCTTCGTTTACTAATACTTTGACTATATCATTTTGGTTTATTTCAGAAGGCACAATCATGCTTAGAGTTTTCCTGCAAAAAATTATCAGCGATAATATCACAGATGAAAGTTAATATTTATTCGAAGGATGGTTGTGAGTATTGTGAACACGCAAAGAACTTGTGTGAATCAGAAGGTATAGACTATGAGAAAATCATGGTAGACAAAGAGGAACTCAAGAAATTGTGTGGGAACTCTGTAACAACTTATCCTCAAATATTTATCGACGGACGTCACATCGGAACATACTTTGATTTCCAGGACTACATAGAAGATGAATACGAACCGATTCTCGCTCCAACCCTAAATCGATTCACCGTTTTTCCCCTGAAGTATCCAGAACTCTGGGAACTTTACAAGAAAGCACAGATGTCTAATTGGACAGCCGAAGAGGTGGATCTTTCTAAAGATATGGATGACTGGAAAACACTAAACGATAACGAACAAAAGTTTATAAAGTATATCCTGGCGTTTTTTGCCGGTTCCGATGGAATTGTTTTTGAAAATATCAACAACAACTTTGCCGACGAAGTGCAAATCTCGGAAGCTCGCTCATTTTATGCCTATCAGTCTCACAATGAAATGGTTCATGGTGAGACCTACTCTAAGCTCATCGACAAATATATCAAAGATGGGGCTGAGAAGAAACAATTATTTGAAGCTATTCAAACCGTGCCATGCATCGAGCGTAAAGCCAAATGGGCCCTGAAGTGGTTTGACAAATCTCGCTCTTTCGCCGAACGCCTCTTCGCGTTTGCATGTGTCGAGGGTATTTTCTTTTCTGGAAGTTTTTGTGCCATCTTTTGGCTAAAGAAAAGAGGTCTCATGCCCGGTCTCTGTTTCAGTAACGAGCTCATTTCACGTGATGAAGGTCTCCATCAAGAATTCGCTGTAGAACTTTTCAAACTTCTCCGCACCAAACCTAAAACTGAGATTATTCATTCTATCGTGAAAGAAGCGGTTGAGATTGAGAAAAACTTTATCTTGGACGCCCTTCCCTGTAATCTCATCGGTATGAATTCTACTAAAATGTCTGAATACATCGAGTATGTGTCAGATCGTCTTCTCAAACAAATCGGTCAACCTCCTATATGGGGTTCTAAAAACCCGTTCGACTTTATGGAAAATATAAGTCTGGATGGCAAAACGAACTTCTTTGAAAAGAGAGTTGGTGATTATGGTAAGTTAGACGACGACAGTGACGAGATTGGTTTTGACGAAGAATTTTAACCAAACATAGTACCATCGGAAGACACGTCCATGGGTTCAAGAACGCGACCAGAATCGGCGAACTCAATCTGAGGCTCACCGAACTCGGGTTCTGGGTCGGGGGCATCAACCATGCTGGGAGGAGGAACGACAGTCTTGACTCCCTTCTTGGAACCACAGCCACACCCAGCAGATTTCTTAAGACCACAAGGAGACTCACTCTTTTTTATGTTCATCATACCCCAAACGATGAGGATAAAGACGAGAGAATGAACGAAAAGACCTAGAGTCGAGGGGCAACCGGTGGGGGTCGCGATCTTTGGACCCAATACCCTCCTGACAAGACGGAAAGTTTCGGGGTTAGCTACAATAAAAAAGGTAAGACCGGAGATGATAGAAGTGATAAACTTCTCCTCCTGCTTCTTACCACCACATCCGCATCCACAATCTTTAAAAAGACCCATGATTACTTTATGATATATGTTAACAAAAAAAACTTACTTAAAGTATACACCCCTAACATAGATATAACCAACTACAATGTCGCTCTCTATTCAGCAAACTTCCGAATTCTCTCCTGCCTCTGTGCAGTTTTCGAAACTTCGCAAGAACAAGAATGGCGGTAAAGCCGTCTATCTCAACGCAGGTGACAACAAGAAGCTCTACATCCAGTTCCCTTTCATGCGCTCCCCGTATGGTCTGAGTGCCTTTACGGACGAGGCTACTGGACGCACATCCTATTCCCTTGACCTGTCCTTCGACCCCGATAACGCCGAGGCGATGGAGCTTCACGACAAGCTCAAGGAGCTCGACGATATCATCGTGAACACTGTCGCTGCCAACTCCAAGGAGTGGCTTGGTAAGGAGTTCAACGTCGCAGTTCTCAAGGAGGCTCTCTACAAGCCCATGGTTCGACCTGGTAAGGAGCAGTACCCAGCCACCATCAAGCTCAAGATTCTCACAAAGCCCGATGGCTCCTTCGTACCCGAAGCTTATAACAAGCAGAGGCAAATGGTACCCCTCGATAGCATCGAGAAGGGCCAGAAGGCTATGGCCATCGTCGACCTGAATCAGATTTGGTTCATCGACAACAAGTTTGGTGTCACTGTACGCCTTCAGCAGTCCCTCTTCGAGCAGTCTGCCAAGCTTCCCTCCTTCGCTTTCCAAGGTCTTGACCTCCCTGAGGACGATATCGACGTCGATGTTGAGGAGGATGACATCGAGGATGTTGATGACCAGTAAAAAAAATGAAATTGAAAACCCAACGGTGTCATCAGTAACTTACTTACCTAAGTTAGTTATGACGATCGCAAATACAAAACAAATGTCTATCCTTGCTCACATCAAATCGGCGGACTTTGATGCTATTCGTTCTAGAGAGCATCAGTTGCTGGAACATGTGAATCAGATGATTAGAGATCCCGAAAACAATCCCGAAAAATATTTGACATATTGGATGGCTGCACACGAGAATCCTGAGTTTGGTCTAACCATGTTTGAAATTTTTAAGAATACATGTGAGACTGCGTTAGGACCTTCCAAGTGGAATGATATTATGAAAGTGATTGCGTACCCCACTATGTGTGGCGCAGTTTATAGCCAAAACATTGAGATCTTGGAAAATCTCACGTCTCATGTAGACCCGGAAACAATTATGGCTGAAAATGAGCAAGAGTTTGGTCTAGAATATAACGACGTGTATGCTTGGTATGTAGAAAAAATCTCGGATTGTAATAAGTATGTCTGAAGAGAATATCGAAAAAAATCTCAAAAAATTGCTCAGAGGTGAGAGAGCGTGTATTCCAGGAAACTTTTTAAGGATTCCGAAGCAGAGAAATGGCAGGACGGTATTGAACTATGGTAAGGGTGTGCCTTTAAGTCAAGGTCAGTTTGGTGTGACGTATCGTGGATCTATCAACGCTGATGGTAAACGGTATGTCGCGTACAAAGAGATAAAGATAGATCCGAGAAATAGTATACCCGGTGCTTTCGAGTTTGAATTCAAGGTGGCTCAGAAATTGAAAGAGTTCTCGGTTCCTGATACGTATCTTTTTAAGAAATGTCCTATCCAGAATAAAGAATCTAGAAAAATTCGAACAAATAATGGAAGGGTCATCCAACCAGAAAAACGCAGAGAAGCCAAGGATATTCTTTATATGGAACTTATCGATGGTGATTCGTTTTATAATTGGTATAGGAAAACCAATCCGTCTCTCGCCGCAGTGAAGAGTGTAATCACACAAGTCTTTGATAATCTGTATAGAATCCATCAAAAGTACCCAACGTTCCGTCACCGCGATTTACACACAGGTAATGTGATGGTTTCTACAACTGGGAAGAAGTCCAAGTATACCTGGAAAGTTGGTGACAAAAAATACAAGCAAGAAAATCCTGGTGTGACTGCCTATATCATTGATTTTGGTTTATCCTACTGGTCTGACCGTATGCCAAACCCAGAAACGGCACAAGGTGGATATGAGCACGTGGGTATATACAAGAATATTCCGGGATCCATTTACTATGATACACACAGGTTTTTATATTCCATTTATCGTACGTTAAGACAGCCGGTCAATGCTAAGGAGCGAGCTATTAAAAATTTCATCGTAGAACTCGTACCCACAGAGTATCTAGATTATGATGGAAAATACGTAGACAGGGGGTGTCTGATTACAAAGAAGCTTCCCAAAGTCACCAACCTTCCCTCCTTCAACACAATCTTGTCTCACCCATTCTTAACTGGTGAGAAATCACCAAAAAGACCAAAGACTCTCACGGAGGCTCTCGGTATGATTCCCAAGCCTAAGACTCCCGTCAAGGCTAAGACTCCCGTCAAGGCTAAGACCAAGACTCCTAGTCCCAAACTCTCAACTGTGGAAAGGAAGAAGAAGATGAACAGCGCGATTAAAAAGGCTGCAGCTGTACTCGCGGCTAAACCCAAACCCAAACAACCCCTGAGGAGACCCGGCGTTCCCCGTCCCAATCCAGTTCCCGAAATTCGAACAGCTACTCCAACTCCCAAAGCAAACGCACCTTACGGGGTGATGTCCCCCTCTAATATAATGAGTCTTGCTAGGAAGGTCGAGAGTGGGAGGAAGAAGGCCGCGAACAAGCTGAACGCCAAACTCAAGGAAATCAAGGCCACCCGGGGTAAGACGCCCACACCTGTTCGTCTCAAGCAACGGTACACTTTCGTTGACGTAAACGGTAAGAAGCGTGAGTACGTGAGAAAGTTTGCGTATGACAGGGCTTTGGCTAAGAATAAGGCTGAGAGGGAAAAGAGGGCACAGCCAACATGGTCGGAGAAGGCTCGAATGAAGAGGTACGAACGCGGTCAACCTTTTAACATGAAGACACCCCAAAACGTAAGGAACGCCATAAAGGCTGGTAAGAATATGAAGTTTGTTCAGGGTCGTTTTAAGACGGTCACACCCAAGAAAAATGAGCTAAACAAATTCGTAAACAGTCTTTCAAATAAGGAAATCGCTATGCTCAAAAAGAAGATCTGTTAATCCTGAAAATCCTTTTAGCACCATCATCAGTTACAGAGAGTATCTTAAACTTTGGTGTTTTGACGAGCTTCACACCATTCTTAGTAACGAATGATTTCATCCGTTCAACTTCACCACGAGGCATTTTTCTGGTGTACTTGAGCGTGACATTTTTGTTTCCAATGGCAAATACAGTTGACGACATTTATTATCTCAAGAGATAATAAACAATGCTCGCTTTCATCGTTCTCGCGATTATAGATATTATCATTTTGTCTCAGACTGGAAAATCGGTCGCTTCTGATGGCAAGGAATGGACTATTTACGGGACCATGGGTTGTGGATGGACTCGTAAGCAGTTGGAGTACATGAAGAAGAACGGCAAGCCTTTCAAATTCATAGACTGCGACAACGGGGGTAATTGCAGCGACAAGAGCGCTTTTCCCACGACTATCACACCCGATGGTGAAGAGGTAGTCGGTTTCAAAAAATTTTAAACGCCGCGGACGATTTGCATGGAAAGGGCCAGGATGAAGGCATCCATGAGAGTGTTGATAGGCTTAAGAACGGTGATGTGCTTCACGAGGGAACGGTTCCACACGAGACGAAGGAGGAAGGTGCTGATGAGAAGGGAAAGCACGAAGATGAGAAACTCCATGAGTGCGTCGGTCTTGTTACGAGCTTTAGTCACTTCCTGAATCATTTATTACATACTGACATTTTTTTCTGTATAGATTACAAATGAAGGAACTACCACTGAGTGGTTCCGAGAGTAAGTTTACTAATAGGCGCTGGGGAACCACGAAGGGTATCGGTAACAATAACTGTTACGCCTACGCCGTTGGTGATTATGAAGCGTACAGGTGGCAAAAATCTATACCCGGTGACCGTTCTGGTCTTTCTAATGGTAACCACTCGTATACTCATTGCACCGGTCTTCCTAAACGCGTCATATCGGATAACCCTAAAAAGGTCTACAAGGCTAAAGCAAATGAGAAATGTAAAAAGGGTTATTTCAAAGTCATGATGTTTGTTTCTCCTGGACGTCCATCCAATTATATTCGACAAGGGGACTTCCACTTCTATAAACAACATGGTGTCGTAGAATACAAAATCAAACCCGGTGACACTGTGGCCTCTGTGGCTAAGTTTTTTAAAGTTCCAGAGTATCGTATAAAAAGAGCTGGACCTTTCAAGGTTGGTAAAAGAATAGTGTTCAAGGCGAATGTATTTAGTCACAAACGAGGCTGGGCTACAGGTCCTTTACTGACTGACGCCGGAGGTAAAGCTATTAAAGACCCTCGTAAAGCTTCTAGAAACTATCCCGGTTTAAACTACGAGACGTACTGTAGTTCATTCTGCGTCAAGAATAGAGGGATCAAAGTCGGAAAGACTCACCCCAAGGTCCGAAAGAATACTGCTTAAATCCGCTTGATTTTCAACATCGAATGTAATATCAAAAAGGTCTAAGACATCAAATATAGAATCTTCATTTAAAGTCAAAGCATTTGCGGTTGCTGTGTAATTGTTTTGAATCGTGAGAACAATCTTAAATTGAGATGCATCGAATACTTTTCTACACGTTGGACACGTATTCTTACCTCTATCTTTCCATCCCTGTAGACAGTGGGAATGAAACATATGTCCGCATCTGATCGGGGGGTTCACCCTTGTGGATCTGACTTCATTTAGACATATGGAACATGTCGACATTCTATAGGAAGGTTTTAAAGTTTTTTTCCGAATTTTTCTCAGTTAGTAAATATCGGGCATCTTGAGAAGGGGTTTGTCACAGGTCTTGCAGTTTTCCTTGCCCTGTTCATCCTGAATCTTGTTGATGAGATTGGGACCCTGGTTCTGCAGAAGTTTGCGGTAAGAATAGTTATCCTCGAAAGTGATACCATTCTGTTTCATTATGTAGTTGTTGAGTAGTTGGGTAGAAGAGTTTATGGTGAAGCACCGTCCATCGGCCATACCAAGTCTCTGAGACATTTTGTTATTATAAAATCAGAAATTAATTTGTCTGTTTGTAATTGTTTTCATCCAAGATTCGAAACCCTTTTCTCTGAGAATATTGATAAGTTTGTCACATTTGTATCCGAGATATACGTCAAAGACATCAGTCTCTTCCGTTCGCGACACTCTGATGGATTCGTTTTCGTTGATGTGCTGATTGATTATGTTGTAGGCGAAAGCAATCTCCTTGAGAGTTTCTGCACCTGTGATGATAATCTTACCAGTGCTGAAAATGCTGCAAGTGATCTCTTTCATATCCTGGGAGGGTTTGAATTTAATCTTGACAGCGGAATATCTGTCTGGTTCGAAAGAAACTTTGAAGATGTCATCGTACTCTTCGAACCATTCAGCCACTTTCATGAGGTTGATGTTATAGTTGAGACTGAAGTTGGAGTTAATCATGACGACTCGAAAAGAGTCCAAAGGAATTTGGATATTCATTCCCAAAAAGGTTTTGAGAATGTGGGTCAGTTGTGTGATGATACGTTTGCAGTCGAAGAGGTCGCAGCAACCCGCAACCTGAATACTTCCATTGGGAAATACCTTGACTGATTTGGTACTGTAGGTGTCATGGTATGTGAGAGTGACCTGATTGTAAAAGGTTGTTGGTTTCAACTTCCATTCAAACCCATCTGTGTTGGTACCTTGACGCCTCATCTTGTACGAACCAATTTTTTCAAAAGTGGACCGAAGTTTTTTGATATCAATCTCCTGAACGAAACTCGAGACCATCGTGATGGTCGTGATTTTTACCCACGATGGCCTCAATTCTTCTGGAAATGCGTTTCGCATCTCTTCCAGAGTCAAGAGATACGAAAAACTGTTGTTGGCTATCGAGGAATACATTTTTAAACATAAAAATGTATTTGAAATGGGTATACTTAGGTGTTTAAAGAAAAACCTTTATATATCAATACATGACCTCCTTTGTTAAAAATGCCACGTGTGTTCATGACGTAGAATCTGACCTCACTTACGTTGAAATCGTTTACGAGCGCTACGTTAAGGGTCGAGGATACGAGGTGTACACAGACTACATCAACACAGAGCCGCTAGCGGATTGGACACGCCTAGAATCCAAAAAGCAGTCCATTTCATACGAGAAGTTTTTGGACACTATGGTGAAAAAGACACTCGAAGTCAGACAGCGTATGGCTGAACTCGTTCTCGATAATATACTTGCGTACGAACAATCAGACAGAGTCTACATTCGAATTGCTCATGCTATAAAGATTGTTGACCCAACATTCCAACCACCCCGTGTAAATATGGAGAGTGCTTGGCAGATGGAATTCATCAAAACGCTATGTAAAAAATATGCATCACACGCGATTCAGAGTTGTATGAAAAAATCTCGACTCGAATACTTCTTTAACGTCTTGCGTATACTAGAATTAGAGCAATGATGAATACAATGAAAAATAAACCGACGTACGAAATTCGGCTCTTCTTAGACACACCAACCTTAACCGTACGCTTCTTAGGCTCACATGTAAAACCCGCATCTATGTTTCTGCGAGGGTGTACCTCACGCTCTAATATAAGTGGCTCGACCTGTTCTTCACAGGCTCCAAAATCACAATACACACTTTTCTCATCCTTGGGGAAGCTCTCGACCGTTCGAACTTCCTGGAAATCTTCAAAGTTACCCGTCTGTCTCACACCTCCTGGTAAGGAGAAATCGTGTGTGACAAATGGGTTGACATCGTCGATGGCATCTTCGTCGTTGAGCATGTATTCACTCATACTTAACATTACTTCAGATTATATTTTTTGTCGTGTATCTTTGAACGATGCTCTTCCCACATCTTATCCAAATCAACGTTCAGCATGTGTGCCAATTGAAATAGATAACTAAAAACGTCACCCATTTCCATCATGACATCTGTACCCCGCTCCTTTTTCAGGTTTGTCTTTTTGAACGTTTTCTTGTATTGACGAATGGCAGAAGCGAGTTCACCAAACTCTTCAGTCAGGAGAAGCCAAACCGTGTCAACGGCTGCTCGGTCCCACCCCTTTGACTTACATACTTTTTCGGTTTCAAATTTATAATAGTTCAAACTCATCACTTATTGACTATTCGTTTCCAATCTTTAATTGAATCCAATCTTGTCATTGAAATCGATCTTTTTCCCGACCGTACTGGTATTTATAGGTTGGTCTAAAAGTTCTCGGGTGGTGTCGATGTCCCTCGCGTACGCGATGTACTGAGAAACGCCCGTCTGAATTTGAGACACAGCTTGTGATATGACCATCGCATTCATAGTTTTCACCTGCTCGTTGACATTCATGTGATGGTCGCCGGAGTTGTTGATGAACACAACACGCATGATACCATACAGGTCGTTGGGATTTTGGTAATCGATCGCGATGCCAGTCTTGTTCTTGAAGGCTTGACGGATGCCACGCTGAAGAAGATTTTTGTTAAAATCCGAAAAGAATAGTGTGTTTAATGGTGTCTGACATTGCTTGATGGAATCAAGGTGAAGGTTATCACACATTTAATATACTCGGCGAAAAAAATTGTCTGTAGATAATAAATGGTGAACTTCGCTGACTTCAATCAGGTGTACGCCGAAAAATCCAAGAATGATGAAGAAATCCCCTGTGAACCCCCAGCCTGTTTCGTTGGCTCTTATCCCCCCGTCGCCAAAGCTGGTGAAGATGGCAGGTTTTATGTGAACACTTACCTTCTTCAACCCAATCGCAAGTTTGAGACTGTCGGTACCGTATCCGTGAGGAGTAAAGATCTTGAATGTAAGAAATAAGTTAAAAATAAAATTGGAAGTTTAGATATATGAGGGTCATTAAACGCTCAGGTCGTATTGAGGATATGAAATTTGATAATGTCACCAATAGGATCAAGAACTTAACGTATGGACTCTCTGATAAATGTGATTCCTCGAAAGTTGCTCAACAAGTCTTCTCGTCGATGTACGATAACATCACCACCCAAGAAATCGACACTCTGTCAGCCGAAATCTGTGTGGGGATGATTACATCTGACCCAGACTACGAAATTCTAGCCACCCGCATCGTTGCCAGTAATATTCAAAAGGTGTGTCCAAACAATTTTCACCTCGCGATGAAGAAACTGTTGATGGCCGGTGTCGTCACGACCGAAGTCGCTGAAGTTGCCGGTCAGGTCAAAGAGCACATCAAGTCAGAACGGGATTTCGATTTTGGATACTTCGGTCTAAAGACCTTAGAGAAGAGTTATCTGCAGCGTGTCGAAGGAAAATTGATTGAAACACCGCAATATATGTTCATGCGCGTCGCCATTGGTATTCATGGGAGGGATATCCCCTCCGTCATTGAGACCTATGACAAGATGTCCCAAGGTCTATTCATCCATGCGACTCCTACCCTCTTCAATGCGGGAACGCCACGACCTCAGATGTCTTCGTGCTTCCTCATCGCCAACAAGCAGGATTCCATCAATGGTATTTACAGTACTCTCACCGAGTGTGCCCAAATTAGTAAGTGGGCAGGCGGTATCGGTATGCATATCCACGATATTCGTGCAAACAAGTCTCGTATTCGTGGAACAAATGGTCAATCTGATGGTATTATTCCCATGCTTCGTGTGTTCAACGCTACGGCGCGCTACGTCAATCAGGCGGGTCGCCGAAAGGGTTCTATCGCCGTATATCTCGAACCCTGGCACGCGGACATCATGGATTTCCTCGAACTTCGTCTCAACCAAGGTGACGAGGAGGCGAGGTGTCGTGACCTTTTCTCAGCTCTTTGGATTCCCGACCTCTTCATGAAGCGGGTGGAGGAAGGTGGTAATTGGTCCCTCTTCTGCCCTGACAAGGCGAAGGGTCTCTCCGACGTCTACGGTAAGGACTTCGAGGAACTGTACACCAAGTATGAAGAGGAGGGTCTCGCCAACGCGACCGTTCCCGCCGCGGATGTGTGGAAGGCTATCCTCAAGTCTCAAACTGAGACTGGTACCCCTTACATGCTTTACAAGGATGCGTGTAACGAGAAGAGTAACCAGAAGAATTTGGGTGTGATTAAGAGTTCTAACTTGTGTACGGAAATTTTAGAGTACACTGACAAGGATGAGACTTCTGTGTGCAACCTCGCATCCATCGCCCTCCCCAAGTATGTCAACAAGGAGACCAAGACTTTTGACTATGACAAACTCCACGAAGTCACCAAAACTGTCACGAAGAACCTCAACCGTGTCATCGACCGCAACTTCTACCCTGTAGATACTGCGCGTCGCTCCAACATGAAGCATCGTCCCATCGGTCTCGGTGTTCAAGGTCTCGCGGATGTTTTCATTCTATGTGGTCTACCCTTCGATTGTGAGGAGTCTCGTCTCATGAATGCTCATATTTTTGAGACCATGTACCATGCAGCCCTCGAGGCGAGTTCAGAATTGGCCGAGGTTGAGGGATCGTACGAGAGTTTTGAGGGTTCTCCCGCCTCCCAAGGTGTTCTTCAACCAGACATGTGGGATGGAGATGTCAAGTTTAGTGGTCGATATGACTGGGACGCAATGCGTGAACGTGTGAAGACGAAGGGTCTCCGGAACAGTCTTCTCATGGCTCCTATGCCCACAGCCTCGACCGCCCAAATTTTGGGTAACAACGAGTGTTTCGAACCTTATACCACGAACATCTACCTCCGACGTACACTCGCCGGTGAATTTGTGGTGGTTAACAAACATCTGGTTGATGACCTGAAGAGGGTCGGACTTTGGTCTAAGGAGATGAAGGACCTCATGGTAAAGGCGGGTGGTTCCATCCAAAACATCGTGGATATTCCCGACGATATCAAGAAGCTTTACAAGACTGTTTGGGAAATTAGTCAGAAGTGTATCATCGATATGGCTGCTGACCGGGGTCGATTCATAGACCAATCGCAATCGATGAATCTTTTCATGGAGAGTCCAACTATGTCGAAGCTCTCGTCCATGCACATGTACGCCTGGAAGGCTGGACTTAAGACGGGTATGTATTATCTTCGGTCTAAAGCCAAGGCCCGTCCTATTCAATTTAGTCTGGAGCCAGATTGTGTGGCGTGTTCGGCTTAAAGTTTTGGTTTCAGATACATGTAGAAACATGGACAAAGCAATCGACAATATTCAGATTAATGAATACAACAACCGTAAAATTGTCCTCTCGACAAAACAGGGTACACCTCTGCGCATCCAATTCCCCCGGATGTATATGCCCTTTGGTGTTTCCGGTTTTACCCCTGAAGTCGGTTCTACTAAATACAACATCGATTTCGCAATCAAAGGATACGACGAAGATGGTAGTTACATGAAAAAGTTTTATGATTCTCTACGAAAGATGGAAGACAAAATCATAGATGCGGTCGTAGAACAAAGTGAAATCATCTTTGGAAGTCCCATGAAAAAGGAGGAGCTCGTACCCATGTTCAACTCCAACGTTAAGATGTCCAATGACCGAGAACCTAAATTCCGTGTAAAAGTTGATGTCGACCTAGATGACCACATCAAGGCGAACGTTTTCGACGCGGATAAGAACATTAAAAATGATGAAGTGACCAACGGTCTCTATGCAAGAAATTCGGGACATGCTATCGTAGAACTTAACAGTGTGTATTTCTTGAACAGAAAGTTTGGTTGTACTTGGAAGTTGAATCAACTTATCGTATATGAACCACAAAACCTTAAGGGTTTCCAGTTTAAGATTTAGATTTATTCAAAAGTAGTATACTATATATAGCTTGAGCCTCCTTAAGAAGTTTACCCTGAATTTTGGTAAATTTCTTTGGGTCCAAACCTAGCTTAATCTTAGCCACTCTGACAGATTCTTCCCACTTCGCGAGAGACATCTTTACTTATTATCGTTGATTATTTTTTTGTAGGTCTTCGTCTTCTTGGAGGGGACGAGGCAGAAAGAACCCTTCTTCTCAGCCTTCTCCTTCGCGAGCTCGATGAAAGCCTGGAACTTGGGATTCTTCTTGAGAGACTTCTTCGCAGCCTTGCTGGCAGCCTTGGACACAATACGACCATCCTTCATCATGAGATCCTTCTTAACGAGACCACCGGCGGTCTTATCAGCAGTACCGTGGAAAACTTCGGCGCGGGAACCAATCATCTTTTACTTTACGCTTTGAAAATTTTTTTAATGTCCAAGATTGAAATTTTCGCACTTGTCCTGTTCACGGGAATTTGTTTTTCGATTCTCTCGTCGTTTAAAACTTTTGAACACACGATGGATTTGTGACCCTGAAGAGCCATCATCTCTTCTTCAACACTCACAAAACGCGGACACTCCTTGTAAACCAGTTTTTTCACGTATACGGGTTGTGTCTGTCCGGTACGATGACTTCTTCCAATAGCCTGAAGTTCCGTAGCCGGATTCCACGAAGGTGCTGTTATGTACACTCGAGTCGCTTCCTGGAGATTGAGACCTTGACCACCACTCTTGATTTGGATGATGAAAGATGCATTCGACGCCGCCTTCTTGAAACCTTCAATTTGTTTTACCCTTTCTTCTTTTGGTACAGAGCCATCGATACGAAATACTGGACCATCCAAATTTTTTTGGATATAATTCATCTCACCCTTGAACTGACAAAAGATGAGGGTCTTTTCATTGGGGTGAGACTTGACCATCTCGAAAAGGGTCTCCATCTTCTTTGAACGACCCACCCACTTCTCTGCCTGTGTCTCATTCTGTTTGGCAACACCGTCGAGGTACATCTGTGGCCAAATCATACACTGCCTCGCACGAAGAAGGCATTCCAAAATCACCATGTTTTTTGCATTCAGACTCATAGCATTCCGAAAAGCGTCACGAATGGTATCCTGTGCTTCAAGAAAAACAATCTCGTAGAGTTGTTTCTCATCTGGATACATTTCCAGTTCCACATTTTCGAAGTAACAGGGTGGAAGTCGAAGACGTTCGTTGATTTTTGCCAAGTCATCTTTGGTTCGTCGAAGGATGTAAATGTCTTTGACTTTATTAGTCATGCCTTGAACAACTGTCTTCGACAATCCGAGAAAACTTGATAGAGACACGAAATCTTCCATCGAATTGAATACAGGAGTGCCGGTCACAATCCACCTAATTTCTGTATGAAGACGACAGACACTTTTGAAAAGTTTCGATTTTTTGTTGCGAATCTCGTGGGCTTCATCAAGAATGACTCGATTCCACGATACCATATGAAGAGGTGTTTTGGCATCCGGATTTTCACCCTTGACGGTGAGAAGGGTATAAGGTGCAATCGTCACATCAACATCTTCGATTTTTCTTTCCGGTCCATCAAAAACACCGATTGATAAATGTGGGGCAAATCGAGTAATCTCTTCAACCCACTGAGTGATAATAGATTTGGGTACGACGACAAGTGTGCGAGGTTTTGGGTTTCCGAGCATCGTCGAAACCAGTTGCACAGTCTTACCCAGACCCATTTCGTCACATAGAAACCCACCCTTGGGTCCCGATTTTTGGTCTTCCATGTTCAACATCCAGAGCACACCCTCTCTCTGGTAAGGAGCGAAGAGGCGTCCATTCAAGGAGTTCTTCGCCAAAGTGTATTTATCTTCAATCGTCGTCATAAGGGTCTTCTTCGGAAAGAGCTTCGATTTCGCAGACAACTGGTTCAGGTTGCTTTTTCTTACGAGGTTTCTTCAACTTAGGTGCAGGAAGTTCGTCAATGTGCTCCCGATAATACAGAACCTTATCCCAAAATTCCCTCATCACAGGTAGATACGTTTTCCACCATTCGCGGTCACGCTTAACGTTGACAACGACAAATTCTTCGGGTTTAGGCCAATTGAAGTCAGCGGGTTTATATTGAATGAAGTCAGCTTCTTCGAGGTCCATGATTTCCATGCAAAGTTGGAGCTGAGGCATATAATGTTCAGGTACACACGCCTCAATTTTACGGTGCATGGGACACTTAATCTCTACGAGTTTACCAGACTCGGAGACACCGTCGGGACTTCCACCAAGCCATCTGTGTTCGGGATGGGGAACGAGACCAATTTCGTGTACAACTTCTCCATGTCTCTCTTCATAGAGGATACGAGCTTCATCTTCATACTTTTCACCGTGTCGGGTAGCCTCGTTTCCTGTGAATTTCTCACCAAGTCCACACTTCTTTAGAAGAAGGTCATGTGGGGTTTGGTACTTATTTTTACCTATAGCAGTAGCGGCATCTGAAGCCGTGAGCATCTGTCCACGAAGTTCGAGCCATTCTTCCGACTTTTGAGCAGCATATTCTCGCTCAATCAGAGCCTTGACATTCGGATGCATGTTAGTTTAATTGAAGCTGTAACTTTTAAGCTCTTCCATCACCTGAAAGTACATCTGCGCGGCATTCTGCTCAGCCTGTTTTTTACTTTTGGCTACACCTCTCGAGCAGAAAGTGTTATTAATGTAGATGTCGATGTAAAAGAGACCTTCGTGGTGTGCTGCGACCCTGTAATCTGGAAGTGGCCAGTTGTTGACTTGACAATGTCGCATGAGATGGTCTTTGAAGTTATCATCAATCATGATAGAATTCAGGTTAACAAGTTCCGGATTTTGATAAATTCGGAGGATGAATTCTTTCGCGTGTATGAGACCGATGTCCATGTAAATTGCACCAATCAGAGCTTCGAACACATCTTCAAGGATTTTGGGGTTGTTGTTCCACCCATTTCTCATACCCTTTTCATCCATGATGACAAGTTCATTTAGACCTAGAGCATTCGCGATACGAGCTAATGTTTCGCCACGAACGAGCTTTGTACGAGCTTTCGTGAGGAAACCTTCTTGACGCTTTTCAAATCTATCAAACAGAAACTTTGTGATGACAAAACCCAACACAGAATCACCAATAAATTCTAGAGTCTCGAATGACTCTGTAAATTGTTCATACTCTTTGAGAGCAGATTTATGAGTAAAAGCCTTTTGGTACAAATCAAGGTTTTTGATCTTTGTACCAACAAGTTGTTCGGCGCGCACCTTGTCGATGAAGGTTACCATGTTTAATAGAGTATGTTTTTATTTTTTAAGCCTCCTTCTTGATGTAATGAGGAGAAAGGTACTTCTGGAGGTTAAGGTAGGTCACCTGAACGTCAGCGGGAGGAGAGAGGAGGTCACGAAGCTTGTCGTCGAGGATAATCTGACGTCCGTTATCGGGGTGCTTGAGACCCTTCTCAGTGATGTACTTGGTGATGAACTTGGTCACCTCGGAACGAGAGATGAGCTCACCAGCGGGAAGTCCAAGAAACTCACGCAACTTAGGTGTCACATCCTGCTTACGGTTGAATCCGTTGTTGGCGGCACGAGCCTTAGCCTTCTCACCATCTGGGTCATCCTGGGTGTTCCTAATCTTGCGAATGAGCTTGGCAAGATTCTTGATGTCGGTGCGAAGAGCGGCAATCTCGGTCTGAATGGTTTCAAGAGACATTATATCTTTCTTACTCATGTAATCTTTAAGTCTATGAATACAGAAGAATGATGAACAGTATTGCTATCACAATTAAAGTCATCGCTGTCTTAGAGTCAATCTCCTTTACGAGTGGCGAGGGGTCCAATATCCTGAATGGTTGACGCGACCCATCATCTGGACATCCACCAAAACAACAGTCTTCAGGACATGGGAGAACTCTGGGTCCTTTCCGCACACCACAAAACTGTTTAACATTTCCTCTGTATGCGAAACATCTACAATTTTCAATCACGTTGCACACCATATTATTATATCACGATATAATAATGGATGAACAGATTTATTCAGAGGCGGTCATAAGTAAATTCATCAACGAGAATTTGTACTTCAACGATTCCAAACTGAAAAAGTATTATGAGCGAGACTTACCAAGAGACCTCGGTAAATTTCGAAATCGTGTCACGACGGCACACACTCAGAAATCTTTCGAAAAGGTGATGTACGTATTCGTCACAGATTCCATTCGTGACATCATTCTCGATACTATCGGTGAAGTTACCGAATATTTAAAAAACACCGGTGACCTCATAGTGAGTGGCGGTGAAGCTTTTAATGTTTACATGGACTACAAAGACCGGATAGTCACGAGTGACATAGATGCTAAATTTGTGCCACGCATTCCAATGAATGAAAAATATTTTGGAAAGCTTCAAGCAATCAAACTCCTCTTGTGGAATAAAATGGGTGAACTGGCCAAGCGCCTCAATACACGAATCAAAAATAGAATATTGAAAATGAGGAAAATACACCCAAAGTTATTCAAATATCTGGGCATTGGTTTTAAGACTGGTGGTCCATACGTAAAAAGACGTTACAATCTCATCAAAAAGAAGAAGATATCCGTGAATAACAAACCTAGTAAAGGTGACGTGTTCATAGACGTGGAACTTTTTGCACTCGATTTAAACATCAGATATTTCTCACCAACATCCGGTAAAATAGAAAATTCTAACATTGGTGGTATTCTCGATATTCCATTCATGCGCCCCAAAGAATTTGGCTATGAAGTAGCTCTGTCTAAGCGCAGGGGTCTCACCTACCGCGATGTTATCACAGGTAAACTCATCAACAACAAGCGTATTCTAGTCGCCAGTAAAGAGTTTTTGATAGAGGATATCTATTTGATGCATAAACTAAAACTTCGCCCAGAGAAGAAAGAAAAAGACCGACAACGTTTGGTAAAGTTATCACAACTTTTTGACAAACGAATCAAGGGGACTGACAGTATTGATGTGGTATTCAAAAGAATCGCACCGAAAATTTCAAAAAGAAGTCCAACACCCAAAAAACCCACGAAAGTTTCCATCAATAAAGCTATGAAAGTAGATCCCAAAAAGTATAAAAATTACACGACCGAACCCTCGAGAGAAAAGTTGTCTAAACAGATTGTTCATGGGTTGAAACCTGTTGTGAAAAACACAAACGTCGAAGGGTACGTGAAATCCTCAGGCAATCAGCGTTTTAATACTAAAAATCTCAAGTGGAAAAAAGTAAAAAATAACGCTTACGTAAAAAATGAGTATCCACTTCGCCCCGAGAATGCCAAACCACTCCCAAAAAATATGAATGTGTCAAAAACTTTGTATGGTCACAAACCCAGGAGAAATGCATGGGTACCAAAAGTCATTCTCAACAAAGCCGCCGCTATACCATTTGTTGGTTTAAAGAAATGATATCATATATAGATACAAATGATCTATAACACCCCTACCAAAGGTGATGATGGACTCTACTTCGTGAAGACTCTCGGTGACGACAAGCGCAAACATTTCATTCAGCTGAACGGTGTGAAGGTTGTCGATGTCTCAGGTGAACTCACCTTCGACCTAGTTTCTGAGTCGAACACACAGAAGATTGAGGCTGTTGACGCCGATAACCTCGTCGCGGCTCACGAGAACTGTGTCGAATGGTTTGGAAAGCAGCTTTCTGAGAATGTCATCAAGGGAGCTCTCACTTCCAGCATCGCGAATGGTCAGCTCACCTGCGATCGTCTCGATGTGACCAAGGTATTCAATTCTCAACAGGAATGTGTGGACTTTGAAAAAGTCCAGCCCGAGAAAACCTGTGACGTGATTCTCGAGTTCGCCGGACTCTGGTTCGCCAAGAAGGCATTCGGCTCTTCGTGGAATGTTGTCCAAATCCGGGTTCATGACGACCCAATCGTCGACACATACCCAGAAGAGTATGCATTTGTCGATGACGTCTAAGAATAAAAAAATTGTTACTAATATATAAAAGATGATGAAGGGTCGTAACCAGAGCATTATGATGCTGATCGCCGTAGCTGTCCTTATCTTCCTCCTTTTCAACATGAACTCTAAGTCTGATTACTCCATCAAGGAGCGTCAGTATGCCGCCTATGCCCCCACCTCTGGCCCCGTCGCGGGTCCCTCCGCCGCTCCAGTCGAGGGTGGCTGTGGTGGTATGAACGCCGGCACCGGTCTCGCGTCCTCCCTCCTCCCCCGCGAGGTCGCCTCCGAGGAAGATTTCGGTCAGTTCGCCCCAGAGGACATCCTCAAGGGTCAGAACTTCCTCGAGCCCCGTCAGCAGATTGGTTTCCCCGAGACTGTCGGTGGTGCTCTCCGTAACGCGAACCAGCAGATTCGCAAGGACCCCCCTAACCCCAAGGAGCCTTTCGTCTGGAACAATTCCACTATCGTTCCCGACCTCATGCAGCGTGGTTTGTGCGCTTAAAGATTAGATACTAGTACATTGTAATTAATTATGACATCCGTTTCACCTGATCTCTCCGAGAATGTCTCTAAGCTGGTAGAGCTCACGAAACAACTATCAGAAGCGAAATCTGATATCAAAATTCTTAACCAGGAGGAAAAGCGTCTCAAGGAGACTGTCAAAAAGCATATGGTCGACCAGGGTATCGACACCATCAATCTCAGGAAGGGTAAAATCAGTCTTCGTAAGTCTGTAAGGAAGGCTGGTATGAACAAAGACGCTATCAAGGATGGTCTCATGACCTATTTTGGTGGTGACGAGGCTAAGGTTGAAGGGGCTCTGAATGCAATTAAAGACGGTCTTAAAACCAAAGAGTCTACTTCCCTGTCTCTAACCGGTATAAAGGATAAGCCCGAGAAAGAAGATAAGTAATACAACATGGTCTGGAGTCAGTACGTTTACGAAGCTAACACAGGTCTTGATACATATGCCAGCGACGACGATGAAGTCGTTGATAACACTCCTCTGAATATTGAAGACTGGGAAGTCGAATACTCAGATGAACTGCGTATGATGTGGAACGTTATCAGGACTATACTGTATGACGCGTATATCGAACATACTCTGAAGTTTTGTGATTTTGTAGAGTTCTGTTACACAGAACACGACCCATATGAGGAAGCGGAACCCTTCGAACACCAAGATGTTCTGTATGACATCTGGAAAAATCTCAGGCGTATTATCCGAGATAATGGTCTTCATGAAGAGATGATGAGAGGTGCTACCTTTTATCATTTCATGAACTACGCAAAAAATTATATGCGTGTATATTAAATGCTCCCCGATATCACTTCCAAGAAAGTCGCCGTCCCTGCCGCCCTTTTTCTCGCGCTCAGCCCCGGTGTTCTCGTGACCACCGCGGGCAAGAACGTCAAGTTCATGAACGGCAAGACCAACCAAACCGCCATCTTCTTCCACGCCCTCGTGTTCTTCCTTGTGTACAGCCTCGTCGCCCGCGCGATGGGTCTCGTGCTCACCAAGACCGACCTTCTCGTGACCACCTCTCTCTTCCTCGCGCTCAGCCCCGGTCTCCTCCTTACCCTTCCCCCTGGTTCGGGTGGCACTTTCCGCTCTGGTCAGACCAGCCTCCCCGCCGCTCTGACTCACGCGATAGTGTTCGCGGTCATCTTCGCGCTTTTACGTCGTCAATTTCCTCAGTTCTACTAAGTAAGAAGATGAAGTATCTCATTCTCGGACCAGCGTCTATGGGTATTTTTTCCTTAATAGGTTCTTTGAAAGCACGAGAAAATGCCCTTGCAGATGTTAGAGAAATTTCCGGTTCATCCGCAGGTGCGATATTAAGTTTGTTTCTGGCGCTGGGGATGTCCGTAGATGAAATATTAGATGTATCTTTGTCTCTAGATATCCCCAGTTTTGTTAAAATACGATTAGGTTCCTTTTTTAACAAATATGGATTTGTTGACATGGGACCTATACGTAAAAAATTAGTAGATATATGCGGTAAAGACCCCACATTTAGGGAATTGGATATGAAGATTTATGTGTCAGCATTCTGCTTAAACACCTGTGAAACTGTATATTTTTCAAAAGATACACACCCCGATATGAAAGTCATCGACGCCGTATGTATGAGTATGGCTGTACCATTTATTTTTGGATGTGGAAATTTTGATAACTATACATACGTAGATGGTGGTACAAAAGAAGAATACCCACTCACACCATTTTTAGATAAAAAGCCACACGAGGTGACATGTATCAAAATCAAGATGGATACGATTTATCAGGAAAGTATCGATACACCTAAACAATTTGTTGAAACACTCATTCGTTCAGCATTATCCAATCGAACTACGTATCAAACACCAATAGAAATAATCGAAATAAACGTAAAAGACACGAACGTGTTTAATTTTAGTATGAGTTACGAAGAAAAGATAAAATTATTTAATCTAGGATACACTTTTTTATCAGTTTAATATATATGTTGGACGCGTGCGACCCCGACGCGGACTTAGAAACCCTCAGGAAACTTATTAGGATAAACACTGGGGAGAATATTAAACTCACAAAAGAGGAAATTTGTGATGTGTATAATGATATACACAGTGAAAAGTTACCATTACCACCTTTGGTGATGAACTCTAGTAAGACATACCTTTTAGATAAAAAGTCGCCAATATCTTCCAAAGATTACGAACTACTTTTTAGTTCGAATGTCAGACGTAGAGATCTCGAAAGAATTGCCAGAAAGGTTGGGTTGAAAAAAATAGAAAACCTGACTAAATGCAATCTCGTAGATGCTATCGGAAAGAGATTGAAAGGTATGAAAATTTTGGAACCCGTTAAAATTTCACGAAAAAGAATTGTCACCAAGAAGGTGATAACTCCCGTGAACAATCTGGGTCCCAAAAATAACGTGGGTCCCGTGAACAATCTGGGTCCCAAAAACAACGTGGGCCCCGTGAACAACCTGGGTCCCGTGAACAACGTGGGCCCCGTGAACAATCTGGGTCCCATGAACAACCTGGGTCCCATGAACAACCTGGGTCCCAAAAATAACTTGGGTCCCGTGAACAACCTGGGTCCCAAAAATAATGGGGTCCCAAAAACCATAAATTTCAAAAAACCCAATTTTGGAAAACCTTCTACAAATTACAAACCCACTAGTCGGGTCTCATTTCCAAAAGGAAGTCTTTTTATGCAAAAAGATAGACCGAAATTCTTGGGTAGAAGAAATACGATACCCGAGTCTCGAAATCTGAACATCCCTAATAAGAAACCATTCTTCGGTGGGTTTTTTGGTGACTCTAAAAACACAATACCCAAATCTCGAAACTTGAACATCCCCAATAAGAAACCATTCTTCGGTGGGTTTTTTGGTGACTCTAAAAATAAAATACCCAAGTCCCGAAATCTAAACACCAAACAAAAGGGTACGTCTTTTTTTGGAAGTATATTTGGTGGCCCCAAAAATGAGTTGACGTTACTCAAAACAAAATTTAGGAAGGATTTGAGAGGTTTAAAAAAGTTGAAACGCTCTGAAGTCGATATGTTTGTATCGAGGGTGCGCACTGCTGATAATCTTGATGTGATATTCAAAGATGCCAGTCTCATAAATCAGAAGAGGTATGAACAGGAACTCAAAAATACAGAAGAACGTGCTTTAAAAGCTAGAAATGAAAAGGCACGCAAAGAAGCTGAAGCTGAACAACGTCGCATCGAGAAAGAACAATTGGAGGCTGAAAAGAAAGCGCGTCAAAAAGCTATACAGTTACAAAAAAATGAGGCAAAACTTGAAGAACAGAAACGTCGTTTAAATATTCGAGAGAGAGAGAAAGCCACGAAAGATGCTAAAAACTCTCTCAGACGTTCTCTCGCGTCTCTCAAGTTAACGCCACAACAAAGAAATACATTCATTAGTCGTGTCACAAATGTCAAGAACATTGATGACATTTTTAATGAAGCCCGAACGTTAAGTCAGCAAACATACGAACGAGAAATTGCGAATGCTAAAGCTAAGGCTAACAAAGCGGCTACCGAGAAAGAACGCAAAGAAGCTGAAGCCGAACAACGTCGTATAATAAAAGAGCAAGAAAGAGCTAAGATTCTTGAACAAAAAAATGCACAGCGTATGAGAGAATTAAACCGAAAAGCTCAAGAGAAAGAGCGCAAAGAAACTCAACTAAATAATGAACGTGCGCGAAAAAATAAAATGAATAGCTTCGCTAGACAGGTTAACGTCGACGTATCTTACTTGAAGAATTATATGAATGGCAAGAATCTCAACACTCTCAACATGAACAATCTCAGACAGAAAGTGTCAAAAGACCGTGAGTTGGCTAAATTGATTGCGAATGCTAAGGGTAAAAACATGTTTGGTCGTGTTTCTAAACCCGTGATGAAATATGTAAAAAATACAAATTATCAACGTTTATACAATAATGCTAAACGTAAAATAGAACAAAATGAAGCGAAGCTCGATGCACAGAAAATCGAAAAGAATTTACTCACAATTCCGGATGTAGACAAAGCTTATCTCAACGCGTTTGCTAATGGTAAATCGTTTAACACAATTAACAAACAACTTTTGATAAATAAAGTGAAGAAAGACCGAGATGTCCGTAACATTATCGAAAAGGTAAAACCCTCGATGTTTGGTAAACGTAAGGTCAGATATATTAAACCAGAAAATTATAACACAGAACTGAAAAAGGCTCAAAATGCACTGAACGCTAAACAAACCGTTCCCAACAAGGTTCCCAACAAGGTCCCCAACAATGTGCCCAACAAGGTCCCCAACAATGTACCCAACAAGGTCCCCAACAAGGTTCCCAATGAGGTCCCTAACGATGTGCCTAACAAGGTTCCCAACAAGGTTCCCAACAAGGTTCCTAACAAGGTTCCTAACAAGAAACCAATTCTACCCTTAGCCGGTATAAAGGCTTTCACCAAATTCAAGAAGTTGACCCCTATCAAAAAGAATGAGGTCCCCAACAAGGTCCCCAACAATGTGCCCAACAAGGTCCCCAACAATGTACCCAACAAGGTCCCCAACAAGGTCCCCAACAAGGTCCCCAACAAGGTCCCCAACAAGGTCCCCAACAAGAAACCAATTCTACCCTTAGCCGGTATAAAGGCTTTCACCAAATTCAAGAAGTTGGCCCCTATCAAAAAGAATGAAGTTCCTAACAAGGTCCCTAACAAGGTCCCTAACAAGGTCCCTATCAAAAAGAATGAGGTTCCTAACAAGGTCCCTAACAAGGTCCCCAATGACACTATTAGAAAAGGTGTTGAATTTAAACTCAGAAAAATTGAAGGTCTCACGAATACAGATGTTACTGAATTCGTGAAGAAATGGAACACTTCTAAGAATAAGACGATTTTTGAACAAGCTCGTAAGAGGGGAGCGGGTCGTATCAAGGGTAAATCGAAGACAGAAGAACGTGCAAAACGTACGGAGAATAATAACTTTAACACAGGTAAAGCTGTCGAAAATCTCAATCTTGAAACAAAGAAGAAAGAACTTACAGAAAAAGTTAAGCGAGGTGTTCGTGGAGTTGGTGGAACAATAGGTTTGTGGAAACCGGCTATAGAAGAAGCAAAGAATACCAAGAGTCTTGAAGAATTAGAAAAGCTATTTAATCAAAAGGCAAAACTCCGCGACGATATCGAAGCGACGGATTCTAAAAAATTCCGCATGGGGCAGAAGCGTTTACTTGCATCTTCCGCCATAAGACTCAAAAATGACATGAAGGAAACGAGAAATATCTTTGAAAAGCGTCTCCGTGTTGACGAACTCAAAAAATATCTCGAAGGCCTCGCACTTCCAATGGGTGATAAAGCCAAGTATATTAGGGCGGCCGACGAACCCAAAGCTAATTTAAATGCAATCAAGTCTTCGGCAGAAAAACAATTAAGCGATAACATATCAAAAGCATCAAAATCTATTGTGTCCGGTGCTATAAAAAAGATACAAAACAAAGAGAACAAGAATATATCAAACGCATCGAAAGCTCTCGTGGCCGGTGCGATTAACAAAGTCAAAGCTCAGGAAGGTAAATACAACAAGGTCAAACCCAAACTATTGGAGATGGCTGAAAAGGGTGGATTGGGTTTTATGAAGAAAAACATCGAAGCGATTAAAACGGCGGAAGATGTCAAACGCGTTGACAATAAGATTAAGGGGATTCTTAAAAAGAGGAGTGAAAGGCGCAGAGATAAGAAGAATGATGAGGCGGAAGCTGAGGCGACTAAACTCTTCAATGTATCCGGTGGTGTTAAGAATCTTACACGCGGTAAGGAGGAACGTAACGTTGATAAGGATGTTCTCAACAGAACTCGAAAGCTAGTTGGTTTTGGTTTAGGTGGTAAAGCTCGCGAGAAATTTTTGACTCGTGGACGTGGAATGTTAAACACAAAACCACTCGTAAAAGAACTAGATGAACGTTTAAAATTTATAAACAATGTGAAAACTCTCCCAGACAAGAAAGAGCTAGAAAAGCTTATCCGTAATTCTGATACCACGATTAATAAAGTTCGGATAGCAGTTAAGAAGAGTCAAAACAAAGTCGCAACAAAGATACAAGCTGCGTTCCGTGGCAAAAAGAATAGGAATCGCGTTAGAAAAATGAAATTGGAAAAGGGTGGTGTCACAGAAACATTTGTTCCAGAAAAGAATTTCAAGGGGCAGCAGTTCAAAGTGAGTGAAAATCCCTTGGCCATGAAACCGATTCCACCTAGTGTACCCAAACCAAAAGACTTGGCTCCAAGAAAAAAACAGAATCGTTTGAACGCTAAAAGAATGGGTGTTTCTGTAAAGAAAGCTCAAAAGATTAGACAGCAAAAGCAGCGCGATGCGAAAGAAGCGGCGGCTAAAAAGGAAGAAGCCATCAAAAGAAAAACTTTACAAGAGGAGGCGGCCAAACGCAAAGCTGAATTATTAGCTAAGAAAAAGGCGCAGGCAGATGCTATTCGAGCTAACAGGGAACGAATTCGTAAAGCGGGTGAAGCCGCTGAAGCTAAGCGTAAAGCTAAAGCAGAATTGAGAAAGAAAAATCGCCAACTTGCCAAATCGAAAGGTAAGAGTGTGAAAGCGACACAGAAAAAACAACAAATAAAACGTAAGTCAAACCCCAAAAAAAGATAAACTAGATAAAAAAAATGTTTGACATCGACGAAGATTGTATGGTTGTGACTGAGATGCCTCTCAGTGATGAGGTAGCTGACTACATCGAGAAGGGTCTTCATAGAAATTTGTGTGACGACGATGTGATTGAGTGGTGCGATAACAATTTCCTGGAAATATCGGAAATATATGCAAAGTATCGTGGAAGTCGTTATGCGTACACAGATGCTGAGCAGGTACTCCTTTTCACACAAGCTGCCTATGGGGGGGATGATATGGGAGAAATGATTAAAACTTTTGTAGCTTGTCAGAGATTGTAATTTAAAGAAATGAACGTCCTTTAATTTAATGGAAAATTGTGATGTTTGTTGTGAAAAATTTAACAAGATAAATCACAAAAAAGTTAAGTGTCCTTTTTGTGATTTAACGAGTTGTCGAGCGTGTTCACAAAGATACATTTTATCCACATTCGAAGATCCACATTGTATGGGTTGCAAAACTTTATGGAACCGCGAATTTATAGACTCATTTTGTACGAAATATTTCAGAAACACGGAGTTGAAAAGACATCGTGAGAATATTTTACTTGAACGTGAAAAGGCGTTAATGCCCGGAACCCAACCCGAGGTAGAGAGAATTTTACAGATGCGAAAATTGCGTCGTATCATACGAAATCAAAAAGAGAAACTTCTCGAACTTCATCACAGGTATAACACATATGAGACACCAGACTCTCTTCCACGCGAAGTTAGGGACTTGTACCGAGAAATGGAAAATACCTACAGGCAACTTGAGCAGTTGAGAAATGGTGGCGCAATCGTAGACAACGAACCTAGACGCTTTACACGACAGTGTCCGATAGAAGAGTGCAAAGGATTTTTAAATGAGGAGTGGTTTTGTGGATTATGTGATTACAAATACTGTAAAGATTGCAACGAAAAACTGATAGACGGTCATGTTTGTGATCCGAAGGTGGTAGAAACGATGAAACTTCTCAATAAAGATAGTAAATCGTGTCCCAAATGTGGAACTGTTATCCACAAGACGAGTGGGTGTGCACAGATGTGGTGTATTAATTGTCATACAGCGTTCAATTGGAGAACGGGGGAGATAGATTCTGGTCGAATACATAATCCACATTTCATAGAATTTAAAAAGAAAACCATGATGTCTCGAGAACATGGAGATATACCATGTGGTGGTATTCCGTCATTTAGGGAACTTCGTGAAATCGGCGCAACCAATGAGATACTTCAATATGCCATGTTAGTTCACCAAGTCGAGAGAGAAAACATGTACTTAGATTTGAGACCTGTAGACAATACACATGTTCGTGTGGCGTATATGTTGAATGATATTGAGGAGAAAGATTTCAAACTTTTTTTACAGCGACAGGAGAAATATAGAGATAAGTCTAAAGACCTTTCTAATATTTTCGAGATGGTCGCAAACACAGGTGGTGATTTACTGAGGCAGTATGTATTAGATAAAACGCGACACGATGAGATAATCGACTTATTACGGAAAATCGTAAATTACGCCAATGAGATATTTGAGACGATACGAAAACGGTATAACTGTAGAATACCTAGAAATATTTATGTGTAGATATATTAGGATGTTATTTTTGACAATTTTATTAATACTATCGTTCGTGGTAATAGCACTACCTAGATATAGACGTCCAGAACTTTTTACGGGTGTGTTGACGAAAGAAGACTGTGAATACATCAAAACAAATGCAGAACCGTTGTTGAAACCTTCGACCGTTATCGGTGATGATGAATATAATGAAATCGATGCGGACGTGCGTGTGAGTGAAACTGCTTGGTTGTCACTAGATGACCCAGTCGTAAACAATATTGTGCGAAAATGTATCAGACATACGAACAAACCCATCCAAAACTGTGAAAATTTACAGGTATTGAGATATAAGTCAGGTGGGTTCTACAAACCACATTATGATGCACATAAAGAAAAGAACATGAGGGTGCACACTTTTATTCTGGCCATCAACGATGAATATGATGGTGGTGAAACTGCGTTTCCAAATTTAGGTCTTGAGTATAAATTGAAACGGGGTGACATGCTATTTTTCAACAACTTGAATAATTATGGATTCATACCATCCAAAGCTTTACATGGTGGGAAACCTGTAAAGTCTGGTGAAAAATGGATTTGTAATTTATGGGTTAGGAAATATCCTTATAGTTGATCACGAACTTTGTCACGGTTTAGCATGTGAATGGCTTCAATGTCACTCTTGTTCTGGCCGTGGTAGGGTGCGGCATAGTTGTTGTCGCACATCCACTTGTTCACATTAGTCCAACCATCGTCATAGACCCAGACCTCAGCGAGAATGCGTCCAAACTTACCTCTAGAATCCGCCTCGGGGCATCTGAGTTCGATCTCGATATCATCCTTCTCAGACGCGACCGCCTTTAGACACCATTCCTTGAGCTTCTTCTTGGAGAGGAGACCGAACTTCTTCTCCTCAGCATCCGACGTGCGAGACTCTGGTGTGTCAATCCCAAGAAGGCGTACACGCTGGCGAGTGAGGACATCAAAACCCAAATCGATGCAAACGTCGATAGTATCACCATCGACAACCTTCTCTAGAGAAGAGACGCGATACTTGTAGTTGCACTCTTGGACGTTGTAAGACATTTTCTATTTGTAAGTAACTTAAAATCTTTAACACAATTAATACTATGAAATGCGTCGCATCCTTCTCTGAAAATCACCTCTACAAAATCAAGTTGGCCAAGACTAGGGTCAACACCCTCAATCAGCTGTATCGTCGACCACCTATACGTCGAGAACCGATTGTACCAGATAATCCGAGACTTCGTCTACGCTTCAAAGAAGCTATAGAAGAAGCACAGGATATATGTGAGGAGGACCTCTACTCGGAAGAATGTCATTGGGCTTGGGATGTAGTGGATGAGTTGGAGGATGCACTCATGCGTAGATGATCGCAGTAGGTGGAGTATCTCCGTATCCATAGAAACGAATAGAAATTCCGAAAAGTTCTTGAAGTTGGGGACATAAGACATCGTTTATATATACTTTCCATTCTAGTAACTCTGTGTGGAAATATTCACACTTCTCTTCTCCAAAACCTCGCTTCAGTAAGAAGTCACCATACCTTACCTCACGCATGATTATATCGACTTGGTGCGGTAATGGTAATCTTTTCTTTTTGATGGAATCAAAAATGTCGATCACATAGTACCCATGTGCGTCACATATGATATTCACTTGCATATCTGGAAAACCTTTGATGAATGCCTCAAAGTCGGCGGCACTCGGAAGTGTCGTGAATATCGTGTACCTGCTATCATCTGGAATTTCTCTCAGTACACCTGGATGTGTGTGGTATGCGATGGGGGCATCGACCCATTCGGATTTTAATGCGCTCGCATCGATACGTCTCCTCTCTTTCGACGTGGCATAGGTCAGACCTTTGTATACAAATTGACCATGGCTTATTTTGAAATCGACTTTACCTCCATATTCCCACCTATTCTTTGAGGACAGTTTACTCACCGCTCGAAGGTCTTTGACAAGTCTTGGTGGTAGATGTATTCGCCTCGATACGGGCATCCTACAGTAACTTAAGAAGATTTCCTTACATTCTTTGCGACTATTCTTCCCACGTTTTGGGGGGCAAAGTCTAGATAAAATTGGCGAATCGCGGTGCCGTTCATAGCAGCGAGGCGTTCAATCTGGTTGATATTCGCCTGCCCAGAGAGTAAGTATGGAATCATTTCCATGAATGTCACGTAATATGTTGAGCATGTACCACGTGTATTATCAGCTTGAAGATTAGGTCCACTGTAATATCTGACTCTCTGAAGCGGAATTTTCCACATTCTTTTAAGGATTGGTATAATTTTTTTGCGCATTGTTTGTCCATAGATAGTCTGTTTTGAAGACTCGCCATGTGGGTCGAACACCCATATATACTTTCTAGTGGGATCGACGAGAACACTCACAGCGTGACCACCTTGTGGTTGTCGCATACCGACCATTAAAAAGTGTGGTTGTTTAGAAGGGATTATTCTCGAATTAACATTTGGAACTCCATATCCTTTGACAATTTTGTCTATGTTTTTCACGATACCATAATTACCAGTTGAAACTGTATAATCGAAAAATGCCGAGACGACACCTCTATCATCTAGTCTATTTTTAGCTATCTTGAGATATCTGGGAATACCTGTTCGGGGACATCCCATACCCACACCGATTTGGATGGGCTGAATTTCAACTTCACGTCCAGATGTTTTCAGAACCTTTCCATTCCCACTGTTATTCCGTGTACGCTTCGTGCCTATCACAGAATTGATGTTCATACGATTCGCCATCTTATCTTAAATAAAGATAATAATCGAATGGACATAAATGGATGTCGGGGCATTTGCTCGAGAGGTATACTCTGAACTTGGTCCCGGTTACAGTGAAAGGGTGTATCACAATGCGATGGAGGTTTTATTGAGAGAGAACCGGATTCCTTATGAGTCGGAGCGTATCATCACGATTCCATTTAAGGGTCATGTGATTGGAAATCTGAGGGCTGATATCATTATCAACAATGAAACTATTCTAGAGTTTAAAACTATCAAAACTCTGAATGACGCGGCGGAGTTACAGGCTCGTAGCTATCTTCGTCTGACAGGTCTGAAGGAAGCGTATCTGGTAAACTACCCACCTCATCCTGATCGGGAAGTTGAGGTTCGAAGGATTCTAGTGCAATCAGAAGAGGAAGAACGCGATACAGTGCTTGATAAAATCTATGAGATTCCTCATATTGTCTCTGCGGATTTACTACAGCCGCTTGAAGAATACCTTCTGCCCTACGAAGAAGAGTCCGAGCTTCTTCAAGACAGTGTTGAATGGCAGGGTCGGCTTGATTGATCGTCTCTAAGTGAGGGAGTACATTAGTCTCCAACTCATATAGGGCGAGAAGAGCGGGTTCGTCTTGCATGTTTATATACGATATTGATATTTGTGTGTATACTTAGGCTTGATTTCGAGATACACCGGGGTTCCACCATTTGGTGGTTTTCGGCAAAAATTTTTACAGGTGCAACAGTCCTTAGGATTTGTGAGTTGCCGTTTATTCGCAAAACATCTCAGAGGTAAGTGAATATCATTTTTCAAAAGTCTGATAATTCTATCAATCAGTATCATCTTATAATAACTTTTCACGCACCCAATCTCTATCCCTCTTAAAAATTTTCGACAACTTGGGGTCTGTTCTCTTAAAGAGAATCATTAAAACATTAAGACGTCTGAACAGACCTAATGCGGGTTCACCAGCCCGCACGACACGCATGAGGGCGCGGTGTCGTGCGAGCTCGGATTTATTCTTCACCTTCTCATATCCATGAGCACTGAGAATGCCAGAGTTACTGATGGGAATCTTTATCATTACTATACAGTGGGAATATATTCCCATCTGAGGTCGTGGCAAATCTTTTTCCAGATGACATCTTGTTGGTACAACTTTTCCTTCGACTTGAGGAGTGGAAAGTATTGAAGATAATCATCTTCACCCAAAAGTTCACAAAATTTATAGAGAACGTACGAATAGCTCAGAAAGTTTTTTCGGTCGGATGGACAATTGTCGTCAAAAGGTTTCTGTATATCTTTGAACATGATGCGAAGATATTCTTCCAATTCTTGTGGCATACTCGGGGGTTTAATACCATTTAGAATATTTGTGATGTATGGAACGTGTTCATAATATTTGTTTAATCTCAATTTTTTTAAGAGACTTCTAATTTTCGTATGAGTGATATCCTCCAAATTTTTGATTTTCATTTTTTTGAGTTCGAATCTCAATTGTTCTATAACTTCGTCGGGTATCGACGTCATCTCTTGTGCTTGAAATTGTGACAGCCATTCGTTGAAGTGGTTCTCTCTCTTGTACGAGTAATTCACAACCTTCTCAGATGTCTCTTGTTCTTCTCTATATGTTAGCTCTTCACTGATAAGTGTTGCTATAATCGCACCACACGAGTCACACACGAGATCACTCGTGTCGTGGAAATGGAGGATGTTACTATCAGGACAAGTCTCACATTGCTCTATGATACGCTCTTTTGGTTTTGTTATGTTTTGCTTTTCGACATCTATGAGATAATCAGTAAATATATCCTTTCGTTTAAGACCAACAGTCTCTTTCACGTTGAAAATGTTATCGGTATTTGTCACTTCTTCACCTTCTTCAGCGTACTGATTCATGTAAGGCATACATTTCATTATGTAATCGGCCATCTCCGTCTCATATTTCTTTTTATTTGACGGATCATTTTTTATCAAATCATTCCACTCTTCTATTCGATTATTATATCTACTTAAAAAATTACCTTCCATTCTTATAAAGAAATGCTTACCAAACTTTTAAGTACCATTTTTTTCTTTTACAAATATCTTACCACACCAAGAGACTATTCCATTATTTCCGAGGAACTCGAATACGCTGTGGACCATGATATGAAGTATCAGATTGAAGATGACTTTTGGCTCGAAGAGAGTAAAGATTGGGAGGATGGTATTCTCGACGAATATTACACGAACGTTACCGGTAAGAAATTCAGAAACACGATGATTCCTCAGAATGTATGTTGGACTATCCTTCGTGTAAAATATTATTTCAACGGTAAACCCTACACAGCTATATCAAATGACATAAACTTCAAACCAGGTGAATCCGAAAATAACGCGATGCACTTTAGTATCCCTTTGAGTAGTGCCTGTATCGTCGACCAGGATGATAAACCGGTGCGAGACATTACTGAAAAGGTGAAACGATATTCTGGACCGAGGAACGATTTTCACGGACAAAAAGTTTCACTCGAACATTTTTTGTATTATGATAAAAAATATCTCAAAGAAAGATTTCCAAAAATTGTTTTGAAAAATTCTTTGGGTATGAAAAAAACTTTATCGACTCTAGATGATTACACTACTGATCTTCAGATACCTTAGTCGCCAAGTAGAATTTGAGTTCACCTAGATTAGCCACATTGTATTTCAATATGAGAAATCTGTTCCCCGTTTCCTGTATAATTTGCACAGACGCACACATACTCGTCGCCTTTGTAAAGATATTCAGATACTTTAGACTGTAGAGCCCTGTAATATCCGGACTCTCTTCCTGACACTCAATGACAGTTTCCTGGTTGGCAAAATCACCTTCACACTTAAATTTAATCCTCTTGTCATTTCTCGAAATCTCTATCTCACTACCGATATTAGACATGTCTCGACACAGTCTCTGAAAGTCGGCTGATGGAAGGGTAGTGATGGTAGTCATCTGAATACCAGGTACCTCAATTCGACTTTCGTTGATGTCCAAGAGTTTGAGCTGAAATTTTGTACTCGTCTTCTTGGTTTCACTCGTAATCTCAATGTCCATGTACTCTTTCGAATTAATTTCAATTTTAAGGACATCATTGTTGGTGATGGTTTTCAAAAGTTTGAAAGTATTTGAAATGTTAATACCAGCGATTATCTCTTCTTGGTCACAATGATATTCCTCGAAATTGTCCGACGAGAGAAACATATCTATCAGAGATGTTCTAGCGGTGTCCAGTGTGACAATATACATTCCATCAGGCTTAAAGTATATGTTGACATCGTTGAGAATATCTTTTAAAACTTCGAATGTCGATTTAAAAGCTGAAGCTTGAATTGTCACAAGTTTCATTTACTTTTTTTGATGCGTTACATCTTTAACTCAGTATATGCCATACCCTTAGATACATCTCTGTTTATCTTTTCTTCGAGTTCTTTCGTCATCGCAGGTTGAAGTGATTGACCATACTCATCTAGACGAAACATACCAGACGACGTATCATTTCCATCGAGACTGGTCATGCAACCACCGTATCCACCTATTCCAGAGTGCTCGATTTCTTTTTTAGGAAGTAGGGAGTCTAACCAATTCTTTATCTCGTTGCCGACCAAAATCTTCCCATTCTTCGTGAGCATGGTGGGTACTCGATTAATCTTGTTTCGATAATTCGCTGGAATACCCTGTGTGTTTATGTTGTGATAATGGACCAATTGTTTCAGCTGAGGAACTTTGTTAATGTACTCAATGACATCCATCGAATGTTTGCACCGGGGGCTGTATATCAGCAGAGACATCTACTATCTATAGGGTATTTTGTAAAAAAAAATTAACGCATATTAGTAAAGATGAATTACTTGTTGATTTTCGCCCTCATCGTCTTGGTACTTTTCCTGACGACAACCCGCGAAAAGTTTTCTGAGGCATTTGGTCTCTCAGGATACACCAAACCTGTCAAGAATGTGAAACTCTCTGACCCCAGACCAGACCTCTCGGCTTACACAGAAATTGAGGCAAAAATTGGTAACGACACCATGCAAGAGCTTGTTCTTCAAGCCAATCGTGAGATTTCTAAGCGTACAGGACTGTGTACCTACATCATAGAGACCACCACCATTCACATGTATAGGGGTGAGGAGAATGACATATACGAGTGTATGTTTATGGTCATGAAGAAGGGTGGTTTCTCGTATGGTTTCTCTGTGGTCGCTTCTTACGAAGTCAAGGGTGACAAGATTACTCTGATTTCTCTTCGCAATCAACCACTCGGTGTGGAAGCTCCATCTGACATCACCCCATTCATTAATGGTGACAGTGCCAAAGATTTCGTCAAGTATGAACTCGTCAAGGAGGCCATTTCGGTCGACAAGAGTGAGTTAGATTCGGTAAAAAATAAATTACAGTAATTGTAATGTTAAGCATCGATGACGTCACTAAGATTGACGAAAGGCGAAAACAGATTCGTAAAGAAATTTATCTAAAAATCTACGAACAATTTTCCACCAAGATAAAACAGTCAGTCGAACTTGGTCACAAACAATTATTCATGACCATACCATCGTTTGTGTTAGGATACCCCGCTTTCGAACGTTCAGCCGCCGCGAGATACATAGCTAGACAATTTGCGTTAGGAGGATTTACGGTTCAACTCGTGAGTGACCACGACATTTATATATCTTGGGATAAACCCAAGAAGAAGAAGGAAAAACGGAAGGTCGTGGAAGATGACACAGATTTTCCAAATCTCATGAATCTGAAAAAGATTGCAAATAAGTACAGGAAGGGTGCGTAGTAAAAGATTAAATTAAAACTCCCTTTAATCATAAATGGATAATTTGAGTATTATGGTCGATGCCAAAAAGGAGTACATGGGTCAGCTCTGTCTCATCATGTGTCCGCCTATGATTGAAGTTTTTCACGAGATGTATCACGAAGCTGTGAAGACATCTAAGGGTAAACAGGTTCTCATCATGTTTCAGAAACTTCTGAAGGAGGTTCCTAATTGGTCGAACGCCATGTCCAAGCGCCATTCCGATAATATCACCGATAGATGTTCGTGGTTCAGTGATTTACTAGCCGCCGTTTTTGTCGCGTGTACAAAGATTCTTTCTGCTGTTCGACTGAAAGCTGATAATAAGAAGATTTCTCTCAAACTTCCCACAGAGGAGGTCTTCATTCAGACTTGTTACAACAACGCTGCCAAAGACCTTTACAAGGACCCTTACATTTTCCATGAGGAACAGAGTGAGTACATCCGGGATGAGAATCTCACAGCCAGATTCTGTCTCTGTATTGAGAACACCGTGAAAGAATTGATTCCAGTTCAGCAGATTTTACAGACCTATATGTCTCAGGAGACGCGTGATATTTCCCTTAACGGTGATATTCAGGATGGAATCGACCCAGATATCATGGACGGTGAGATGGAACCCGAGCCCGAACCCGAGCCTGAGCCTGAACCCGAGCTCGAGCCCGAGCCTGAGTCGGAAGTAAATCCATCTATGGAACCCCAGCCTACTGGTTTGGAGAACGAGTTCAAGACTGTTCCGGGTGTACAGGCGCCAGAACCAGTGGCAGAACCCACACCCACGACTGAGCCAATGGCGCCCGAAACGGGAGAACCCACCCCCGACGAAGACGTATTTTTTGGTGATGCACCAGAGCAGCGTACAAAAAAAGTTGCCTATAATTAAATGGAACTGTCCGACTATCTGCGCGACCCCTTGAGCGCTGCTCTCATCGCGGGAGGTATCACCGCTGGATACATTCATCTCAAAGCTTACCTCAACAACGAAGGTAAATTGGAACTCAATAAGTACACTAAACCGGCGGTTCTCAACGCCATTCTCGTATTTTTTGTTGTCTCGGGTGGTATAGGTAAACGTGAAACTATATCGACCGAGCCTTTTTAGACTTAAAGATTAGACCATTAGAATAAGAAAATGGCGTCCGTGAATGCGTTTAACGACATGATGGGTCAATTTCTTGTGGAACTGCACAAGACTTTTCCAGAGGAAAAAGGCATTAAGAAGATGATGACTTCGTTCGATGTTCTGAAGTCCACGAATCCACGACTCGTTGTGGATGCTTTCATGAAGGGTGTTAGCCCATACGCAGACAAGATTTCTTCGAAGGATGAGACTTTCCTTCTAAAGGAAATCGAGACTATCGACTTTCTCAAGGACCTCAACATTAAGTCGTATTGGGAGCGTATGTCTATGAATACTAGGAATGCGACTTGGCAGTATCTCCAGACTCTCTACATGCTTGGCACGACTATTACGTCCATCCCAGACGACACTCTCAAGATGATTGAGGGAATCGCCAAGGATTGTGCCGATAAGATGGAGGGTGATGGCGGTAATCTGGACCAGGATGCTATCTTCAAGATGATGAACAGTATGCTTGGTAGTCTCCCCAAAAAATAAACCTCACACTATACTAAATGAAAGCTTGGTTCGACGAACCTAGGCAGATTTTACGTGCGGACCAGATTACACAGTTTTGGCCAACTTCTGAACAAACCCCAGAAGACCGTGTAAACGCCGCCTCTCGTTTTGTCATTTATGTTACGTGTGTTCTGTATCTGATTCGACGTGACCCCCGAGTGTTTGTACTCGGTGCGACCGTGTTAGGTGTTATTTTCGTTCTTTATAAATCTAAGATGGTGAAGGAGGCGTACTCTTCTTCAGTCAAGGGTGCGACCTGCCAGATGCCTACAGAGGAGAATCCTATGGGAAACGTTCTCATCACCGACTTTACTGACGCACCCAATAGGCTTGAGGCGTGTTACTATTCTACAGTGAATCAAGAAATCAAGAAGAATCTGGGAGACCGCATTCCTTACGATGCTGGTAGGTCTCGTACGTCCCTTCCTAAGTATCTACGAAACCATGCGGAGAGGCAATTCGTTTCCAATCCCGTGACGAAGATACCTGGTGACCAGACGGCGTTCGCGGAATGGCTGTACGGTCCCAAGAATGGACCTATGTGCAAGAGTGACACCCGCTACTGTAATCCAAATGCGCGTGGTGTACAGCTCGAGGCGTTTGCTGGATTGGGTGGTGATGGGGACATCAGGGGTCCCCGAGGTGGTGGTCGAGTGAGAGGGGGTGGAGGAACTTACAGTTAGATTAAAATTCTTATGTAATAATAAATGGCGTATCAGCTTCAACCTGGCCTTTTCGTTGTTCAAAACAAGGGTGCTCTCCCCCCAGTAAAAGCGAATGACGAAGTTTTCGTGTACCCTCAGCCCAGTTCTCTCAACTGCGGTAGTTGCCGACCCAACACCATGTTATATGGAACTGCTCCTTACATGGCTGGTAAAGGTTCTCCAGCCCGTTACATAGAGACGAGTGACCAGCTTCGTCCCCAATCTACTACCAGTTTCAACAAGAAGCTTGTCCAGACGTATGAGCGTAATCTTTTCCCTTTAGTCAACACCGAGTGCCGAGTGCCTCTTCGCACCATGACTTATGAACCTACCAGTACCAGAGCTGATCTTCAGAACGGTCTTTTTCAGCAAAGGTACGTTAATAAAAATGTACGTAACAAGTAAGAATGGCTGATCCCATTTCGCTTATGGCTGTCGCCGGTCTCGTGTATGCTGGACGAACTATGAGCTCTAAACCTACTCCACCAGTGGTTGAAAATCCAGTTGTTGTGAAGCGTGAACCTTATGTTGCACAAGAGGATAATTTCGAAGCGCCCGTCGAGGTTCAACATAAACAAGAGATGTCGAGTTTTGGTGATGTTTTTGTTCAACAGAGAAGTGGTGGCCAAGAAATCTTAAACATGCGCAACAGAATGTATGACCATGGTCGCATGAACAATCTTTCTCCCATAGAGAAGCAACTCGTCGGTCCAGGTCTAGGTGTGAGCCCCGATGTACCCGCTGTAGGTGGTTATCAGCAGATGTTCAGGATAAACCCCATAAATGTGGGTGAATATAGACTCACCACTCTTCCAGGACGCACCGGTCCGGCTATGGATATCACTGGTGGTCGCTCTGCTATGGTTGGTCAACTCACTCATAACAAACCTGAGACGACTGCTCATCTTCCATCTCGTTTACCTGCCATGCGTGGTAGAGCTCAGGGTATGTCTGGTGTAGTTCCCCGAAAGGAGCACGAGAAGACAAAGCGTACGACCAATCGTTCGGAAACTGGATATCGCGGTGATGGTTTAGGTTTTAACGGTGCTAAGAGGTTTGTCCCTGCTCAGACTGTATCACAGGACCCCACCAGATTCAAGAATGACCGTAACGATATGCAATACGCCTACGTCAATCATCCAGCGCCCAACATTCACAGTCACCGTGGTGCTTATGTCAACAGTGCGGCGGTGCGTGTCACTGACAAGAATAACGAGCAGCTCATGAAGTACGGTTTCCGCCCCGAGGACCGTCGTGGTCGACCCAATCGCATGGGTAACCCTGGTCGCATGAACGTTCGCGAGAGTGCTCTCAAGCAAGGTGGTCGTCTCACGACGGTTCGTTCTGACACTACACGTGTTGATGGTCGCATCAACGCCGCCAATGGTGCGTGGACTCAAAATTACCAGCAGAAACCTTTCCACCAGTTCAACGCGTACAAGGGTAACGAGAATCCTTACAGCCGTAACCTGGACATCGCTAAGAAGCAGCTGTACAACAATCCACTCTCCCATTCCCTCTCTCAGTAATTTCATGGGACATAGAAAAAAACAGTCATTAAAATATTATGCCTATATTTTAATGAAGGTTCACAACCTCACGATTGATAGTAGTCAACGCGATACAGGTGTTTATCAATACGCGAATAATTATGTCATCACCCTAGAAAACCCAATTTATGATGTATCGGAGATTAGATTACTATCGGGGTGTATTACTATAACTACCAGACCCGTTCCTAAATCCGTGATTTTGAGATTGTCTTCCGGCTCTGACGAATTTAATCAAAGTGTTTATGCGAATACACCCCATTATACTGGGCACATCATAATCGGTGAATTAAACTCACTAAATAATAAAATTATAAACGGTTCAGATGATCCATTTGTTCACCGGTTTCATTCTGGACCACAGAAGAGTATAAAAGAACTTACAGTCGAAATTTTATACATGAGTGGTGGAAATATTATTCCATTTCCTGTTGGGAATGATGACCACATTTTAAAGTTCGAACTAAAATGTTCAACTGATAAACTAGAAGGACTTCCAAAAGTTCCCATCAAAGAGGTAAAGAAAGATGAAGATACGAAAACATTTATAAGCATCCCCAAGAAGGATGATCCTTATAAATGGAAAGTGTACATAGCTGCCATCGTGATTGTTGGAATTTTATTAATTACCCTGATGACGAATAAACCCAAAATTAGCGAGTAATCGCGAAGACGGGTTGAGCGGGCTTAGACACGCGGGTGGAGATACCCGAAACAATCATGTAGATGACAATAGAGAGGAGGGTGGTGAGAAGCGCGGTGAGGGTGTACTGGGTACCACCGTTCTTGGGCACCTTAATGAGCTGGTTGATGACCCAGCGAACGAGGTCCATCCAGGACATCGCGGCGGCGAAAGAGAAGCCAGCGACGATGGCGTTGAGAGACTGAGTCTCGAGTTCCTGGGTCACGAGAGTGACGGTCTTGAGAGCAGCGTTACCGGCGGCGGAGACGTCCATGTTGAGTGTTTTATACATTATGTTAGGAAAATTATTCTGGTAAAAGTTCTTCTACTTCAAGTTTTTTGTATTTAGTTTTCCTGACGACATTTGATTTTGCAAAGATTTGTTCATCGTCAGATGAATCTTCACTAGAGCTGGTTTCCGAATCATAAATTTTAAATTTATCTCCCGAAAATGTCCAAGCATCTGGCTCAGAAGTGCTCATTACTATTAATAGCATTTTTTAACATCTGTTCTACCGGACTCTGTGGAACCCAGTCGTTCCACCTGTCATACGCCTGATTCATCTGAATAAAACGTTCGTCTTCGCCTGAATATCTGACGAAAGGTGGACAATCTTCATCGTCAACTTCTTCCACGATGTCTTCTTCGTCGTCACTTTCTTCTTCGTCGTATACATCCGGAAACATGCTTCCAATGTCCTGACCAACTGTGTACATCACACAATATTTCATCGCATATTCTATGTCTTCCGGTAATATAACATCTCTACCACAAGCTTTAGAATATTGAGCAGCCAAAATGACACCCTTTTCCATCACAGGTGTCATGATGTCAATCATAGATTTCGTGTACTGTTCCGCCATATTCGAGTCATCTCCGACTAATCCAGTTTGCATATTCATTTTAATAATACATCTGAAAAGAGTTCACTAAGGTTTTCGATGAGTAAAATTTTGTTAAATAAAACGGGAGATTACAGTAGAATGAATCTTCAATTGAGAAAATTCAAACCCGAGACAATCTCAGATGATAGGGTTTGTGTTTTTATAGGCAAACGAAATACGGGTAAGTCTACTTTGGTTAAAGATATCATGTTTCATAAGAAACATCTTCCAGCAGGGATTGTTCTCTCAGGAACCGAAGAAGGAAATCACTTTTACTCAGATTTTATACCAGATTTATTCATTTATGGTGACTACGACCGAGACGCTATCGAACGAGTGATGGCTAGACAGAGAAAGCTTGTCGGTGCAGGAAAGACAAATTGTGGAGCTTTTATGCTTCTCGACGATTGCATGTACGATTCCAAATTCTTGAAGGACACGTGTATTCGTCAGTGTTTCATGAATGGAAGACACTGGAAAATCTTTTTCATGTTGACCATGCAATACGTGATGGATCTTCCACCAGCTCTCCGAGCGAACGTAGATTATGTTTTTATCCTCAGGGAAAACATTATTCAGAATCGTGAAAAGTTGTACAAATCATTCTTTGGTATTTTTCCATCCTTCGACATGTTTTGTAAAGTCATGGATGCTTGTACAGAAAATTATGAATGTCTCGTGTTAGATAATACTGTTAAATCCAACAGGATACAGGATTGTGTGTTTTGGTACAAAGCTACAATCAGGAAAAATTTTAGAGTCGGTGGGCCAGACCTGTGGAGACTTCACAAGAAAATGTACAACCCGAAGCACATCGAACAGAGGGAAGATGATGCCAAAAAGGCGACGAGGAAAACAAATCTCAAAATCACAAAAACCAGATAATCGCGTCTCAGAGGTTATTCAAAAACATAAGACTATAATAAATGGCTTCCGAACACGTGAACACCATGAACCTCGCCGACGATGGTGATGGAATGGTTCCTCTGCATGATAATCCTTCCACGTCTTTTAAACTCGAAAAAAATATGAGCGAAAGTAAAGAGACGACGATGGATTCCACCCCTATCAACGATATTATGATGGAGCCTCCCATGATGACCGATGAGCCCAAGATGCAGGGTATGATGCCTCAGATGACTGCCCCCCATCCTCAGGGTGCTTACCCAACCCCCCAAGCTGCCACTCAGCCAGAGAAGAAGAATCCCTTCAATCTCACAGATGAGCAGCTCACCGCCCTCGTCGTTGCTGCATGCACCGCCGCCGCCGTGAGCAAACCTGTTCAGGACCGCCTTGCGACCTCTATCCCCAAGTTCCTTAACGAACAGGGGGGTAGAAGTGTTGTTGGTCTCGCCGCTACCGGCGCCGTGGCTGCAATCATCTTTTACATTGCCAAGGACTACATCGTGAAACCTTAAATGTTGGTTTCCCAGCCCATGTTACTGTAAATAGAGTTATCGATACCAGTAAAATAAGTAGCGAGAGCACCCAGAGTGAAAGTTCCCGCCAGCAAGGCACTCAGCTTAAGTTTCTTGCCGTCGGAAGCACTCGGGTCAGTCACAGCCTCTTTAGTGTCGCTCGAAATTTGATTTATAGCGAGAGTCAGTAAAAGAGCTATGATAGTCGAAGTCAGAAAGAATATTCTGTCTACAGCCAAGCGTGGGATGTTACCAATCGCGAAACGAAGAACGTTGGGTACGACAACAGTCATCCAAACCAAATTAAAGTGATAATTTTTCACAAAGTTAGGAACGAGAGTCATCCCGTACATAGCAACCCAATAGGCTATGGCCATCAATAGTACACTAACAGGAGTTTTCATATGATTTAAACCAACATTATTTATCCTGAATGTGTTGACCACAAAATTCCTTTTTGTCTGTGATTTGTTCGTATATACCAATCTCTACACACATGTCGCGAAGTTTCGCATAGTTGTCCCAAAATTTATCCGAATGGGAATACTCATTCACAGTACAGTGTGCTAATTCGTGTATGAGAACATGAAATATGTCATTCACGTCTCCATCTAAACACAATACAATCTCGGCACCCTTGTTCGTGTTGTATCCAACACTGTCGTTCATCCTCAACATACCAGTCAAAGGAACCGGTTTCTGAATCATCTTGAATGTGTCATCATCACTATTCCTAATATGTTCCCGGAGAATACGATATTTTTCCTTAACTTGAATAAATTTTTCGGGTTCCCTGGTCTGCTGAAGAATAAACAAGTTAATCAAGATGATAATAGCCAACACTATCATTATTTATATACAAAGATAAATTTACTATACAACTCTGAGATTGGATTTCCAGACAAACCCTCCCAAAGTTGTAAACTGAAACCCATATTCTCCAGTTCTGTTATCAAATGGTCTTTGTAAGCCACCGGTTCCGCTTTGGGACCATCGGCATAGTATGGTGTGTCAGCCAGATGAACAAATAATTTTTCACCAAAATCACCATTTCCAGTGTTTTTCAATTTGAAAAAGTTTCCATCGCCATCTTGATAAGGTGTCTTGAAGATGATTTTTTCAGAATCTGGAATAATTCCGATAAGAAGACCACCGGGCTTCATACGTTTTTTAATCTCTCTCAAAGAATTAAAAAACAGAGTCTTCGTGGCGAATATGTAATGAAGTGAAAAGTTGTAACAGATAATGTCAAACTTTCTGTTTGGACAATTGTGTATGTCACCCTCATAAAAGTTAACGCGCATATGCATATTTTTAGCGCGCGTCTGCGCTTCTTCTAGTGCAGAACTCACGGGGTCGCACATGTTGATGTTGACACCACACTTGTGCCACTTCTGAAGGTCTCCACCAAAACCACAACCGACATCGAGAATGTGTTGCCCCTTTTTTGAAACGGACTGAATCAATTTTCTCTTCGCCTCATTATGATTCTTTCGAATCTCTTCCATGACAAAATATTAGCTTAAAACTTTAATTTGAAATCAAAGTATGAAACCATTTATCAAATGGGTTGGCGGTAAAACACAAATACTCGGAGATGTCTTAGGTTCATTTCCGACTAATATTAGAGATTATCATGAAGTTTTTGTTGGTGGTGGGAGTGTTTTGTTGTCAGTTCTTTCCAAAGGTCTCGTGTCGGGTAAAGTCTGTGCGTACGACCTCAACGGCTCACTCATCGCACTGTACAAAAATATCCAAACACAACCAGATGAGGTACACAAACACTTGAAAAAGTTATTCGACGAATATGACAAATGTGAAGAGGATAAAGGAGAACGCAAACCCAAAACATTGAAAGAAGCAAAGAAATGTAAAGAGAGCTATTACTACTGGACACGCGAGAAGTTCAATCAAGATACCGAAGAAACTAGCAAACGTTCGGCAATGTTTATATTTCTGAACAAAATGTGTTTCAGAGGTGTGTTTCGCGAAGGTCCCAATGGGTTTAACGTACCTTATGGTCACCCCAAAAAGACGCCGACCATGATTACCAAAAAGGAACTTTCACAGATAAGTGAACTCATCAAGGATGTAGAATTCAAACAATGTGACTTCAGAGAAGCCTTTCAAAATATGCATGTCGGTGACTTTGCATATCTAGACCCACCTTATGCACCGGAGACAAAAAAGTCTTTCGTCGGATACACGAAGGATGGATTCTCTCTGAAAGACCACGAAGAACTTTTCGAATTGACCAAGAATTCTGGAGTTGAATTTGTGATGAGCAATGCGAACGTTGAGTTAGTGACGAATAGTTTTTCGGATTACAATATTAAGGAACTAGAGGCGAGACGTGCAATAAATAGCAAAAACCCAGAATCTAAGACGACTGAAGTACTTGTTTCGTCATCCAATCCATGATTTCCTGTTCATCGACTTTATACGTGGCTGGATAGATGGTCCATTTGTTGGTTTTCTTTTGAATGTGAACCTTCCATTTGTCACCCATTTGTCTAGCGAAAAATACTGGAATGCCATGGTCTTGGTTGAATCGGATGGGAATTTCATATTTCCTCTGCTTGAACCACCACTCATTCACAATGAACATCATGAAGAAATTTTTGACCGATGGGTACAGACTTCGATACTCCTCGAGGAGGCATGGCCCCGCTCGGATCTTTTCGTCAACGGACCCCGCGACAATCTGATGTTTGCATTCGATTAGGATGACGGTCTCTCGGTCTTCGCTGACCAATGCCCCATCAGGCTTTTTCGTGTGACCCCATTGGGTGTCTTTCAGGTCTATCATGAACTTCACGAAACCATCCTGTGGTATGTACGTGAAAGATTTACCACCGATGAGGTAGGTCTGACCAGGTTTGAAACCCATCAGAACAGCCTCCTCGAATGGCTTCCCACTCAAATTAGTGTTGGCACCTCCGTAACCGTTAATCTTCATGGTATGATTACATGAAAGTCGTCTACTTTAACCGTGTTACTTAGGCACCAATTGTACAAACTGTAGAATATTTGACCTGTACCTTCCATGAATTTATTCCTTTTCAACTTTTCAGTATCCTCCCCCACATCCAGTGAATTGAAAACGTGGAAACCCAAATTTTTTGCCAATAGGAATGCATCATTGTACACGTCACCCACTATGAAATATCTATACGCCTGTTTGATTTCTCTCGAGTCGTCTATGCGCTCATAAGGTATTTCATAAAATGAAATGAAGTCGTCACTGTCGTCTGATATGTAAGAATGAATCGGTAGAATCCACTTCTTTACATATGACTCGTCCACGTGAGGAGAAATTTTATAGTCTTTCAGATAACTTTTCAATATTTTTACAATTCTCGGCACATCTTTTGAAGTGACACGTCTCCAAGAGTGTTTACATGGACCTCTGATTTCATAATATTTTTCACGGAGACGATTCGTCTTAAAAAATCCAATGTCGACTAATTTTTTTACATCGAGAAAGCGGTGAAAATATTTAGACTTTGAAATTGAACCCTTTACATCTCTTTTGTACGTAGCCACACCTTGCCAGATATTTTTATCATTTGCTCGTCTAACAGTCTCTTTAATCAACATGGGGGTGAAACCAATATTTCTATAATCTCGGTGTACACAGAGAAAATTAGCTTGGGCAAATGTTTTAATGGAAGTCTCTACACACAGTTTAATGGGTGCGTACGTGGAATAACCCACTATCTCCTCATTTTCATTTCTGATGACAATAGGTTCACCAGCCAACCATTTCACGGTATCAAATGTATATTTAAGTCTGAATGTTGTATCTTCGTCGTAATAGTGCTCTGAGATGAATGCAAATGCTTCCTCAGATGTACACGTCGACCACTTATATCCATCAGGTAAATTTGGAACTTCGGGAACGATATGCGAAGCATCTATTTCACCAGGATTTACATCTTTATCTTGTACAGGTTGACTGTCCCAAAACCCTGGCATTATTATCTAACTAGTAGCTTAAAGTTTTAAGTCTTTGCAAACATATAATGTCTCTCGAAACCGATTACACAACTGTGCCTGGTCAGATCTTCGCGTGCCTCTCCATCATTGGCCCCGAGGCACCCCAGAAGAATGACAAGTTTGGTATCAAGATTCGTGGCGCCTTTGCGACCCGAGACGAGGCTGCTAACCACGCTAAGCGTCTTCAGAAGGAGGACCCAACCTTCGACATCTATGTCGTAGACATGTATAAGTGGCTTCTCATTCCCCCCGACCCCACAAAGATTGATGACGTTCACTACAGTAACGAGAAGCTCGAAGAGATTATGACTGGTTATAAGGAGAATCAGGCTCAGGCTGCTCGTATGTTCCAAGAGCGTAAGGAGGCCATGATGAAGAATACCATCACTCCGGGTGATGATAACTCCAAATTTTACACTAAGCCTGACGAAGCCCCAGTCTCTCACCCAGCTGAGGTTCTCGAACGTCTTAAGAAGGAGAAGCCTGACGCTCCCATGGATGAGCTCGTCAAGGAGGCTGATTCCATTGTCGCTGCGGAAATTGAGGAACGTCGCAAGCAACGTGAGGCTGAAGCCGCGGCGTCCACCGAGACTAAGCTTGCGGATGTCAAGGAAGAGGGTGAGCCCTGATAAAAATATTCACATAAAATAAACAATAATGTTTAGAACCGTCATAACAATACTATTGGTTGGCGCGTTCTTTATTTTGTTTTTTAAACCAAAGTACACTTTAAAAAACAAAAGAGTGTCAGAACCCGAACCATCTACCACCACCGGTTTTATCGAAGATACGGATGATGCATTTATTATGCCCATGTATCCAACTCAACTTATAAAGATGGATACAGGGGGAGGAATTAAACCTATTTATGGTGATATAGGAACATTTGGTCCATACTCAAGCATACCGGAGGATCACTGGCTGCATGGTTTTCCCCATAAAAAAGCCTAAAAGAAATACAGCAAATGCGATAATCCAAGTAGACTTCTCGACATTTGCAAACAAATCGAACTTCTCACCTTCTGTCTTCGGTGGCTGAATCATAGGTTGCTGCATAGGATAGTCCATGTAATACGGCTCCTGGACTTCCTCCTGTACAGGTTCCTCATTTTTTTCAATTTCGGGGGTGTATTCAATTGGATTTCCTATCTCGGTTTCCATTTTTTCTAATATATGAGTTGTTTTTTTTAAGCGTCTTCTGACTCACTTTCATCATCAACGATGAAACCCTTCAGATTTCCATTCTCATCCGCATCACTATCATCTTCATCCTCACTCTCATCAGAGTAACACTCTTCGTCGGTGTCTAAGTCCGAATCAAAATCGGTATCATGGTCATCCGGAGAATAATCATCAACGAAGTCCTCTTCAGTGGGTTGAAATAGCTCAGGCTTCTTTACTTTACGTCCAGAACGAGTTATCATATAGATTTCTTTATGTTACTCCTGTTTAAGTATCTTTAAAACATTTGGAGTCAACACATGCGTTCGAACCACTCCACGTTTACAAATAGGACATTTCTGTTTAATTTCCTTCCCTTTGATGACATAAGACATCACCACATTGTCGTGTGTATTTTTAATCGCTTCACAATAATTGGATGTCGTCTGAGCTATGTAACCAGTTTTCGTTTTGTCTAATTTGACAACAGATGTACCTTCTGGTGCTCTCATGTGTTTTGTGATGAACGCCTGAAGTGGTTCCTTGATGGCCCCACACTTGACAACTGGTTTTTCTACACGTTTTTTTATTTCTGGACACTTTTTGATTTCTTCTTTGTTGGGATACAAAAGTTCTACTATGTCGCGTGGAAGTTGATGTCTTCTACCACAGAAATCTTTACAAAAACCATCACGTCGACCTATGAGGGTCTCACAAACACAAAAACATTTCTGAAGTATCGACTGTCCACTTATGATAAACCAAACGTGATTAGAACCATGTTCACGTTTAATATTTTCACAATATTTTGATGTGGTTTTCACTAGGTAAGTGTCTTTCTTTTTGAAAATTTTAGGAACATACGAACCAGATTGACCCTCCATATGTGCACGAATGAAATGTTCAATTTTACTTTTTAATTCATCGTTCTGCAATTCGTCTTTTGTTTGTTCTGCTGTAAAAGTGCCTTCACGTATGACGGTGGAAGGTGGTTCTACATGAACAGTCTGAGGCAAATCTGTACGAACAGCCGCCATCTCCAAAATCTCCAAAGATGGGTCCTGACCAATTTGTAGTATAGTGCTCAGAGGACCATGTTTGTAAATGAAAACGGGGAGATATGCGAGTTGGTCCACCTTTCCCTTCTCACACCCCGAACATCCACGTCCCTGACAAGAAGTGTGTTTCGCCTTCTTGTAAGACCAAGGCATCCTAAAGCCACTCCCCTTAACATTACGTCGCATATTTCCATATACAGATGAGTCGATGATGTCATCCCAATCGATTTTACTCCCCTTCCCCTTCGAAAGAGAAACTAAAATATGGTCTCGAAGAGCAATCGCCGACGATTGGTCAACGACCATCCCCGGCCAATTGAGATGTACACCCGTTTTTACTAAACCACCTGTATCTTTGGGAGGTGAAACAGAAATAAGACAGTCTTTACCACCATGTCGTTTCACCTTGTCACATATGATTTTACAGATGTCTTTGATTTCAGGGAGTTCCAAGGCTGTTTCAGCTTTGTAATCTATGTCGACGAAAAAGTTGTACTTCTCACTCTTCTGTTCAACGACATACAACTTCTCCCCACGTTTCACGGCTTCGATATATTTTTCGTGAAACTCCTTCAATTTATCAAATGGCACAGATAAGACCCCACCGTCCATGAGCACATGTGATAGATTGGTTGCATTATTGAATTTTTGGGCTGCACACCAACTCTTAAACATATTTGTCTAACGCTCCTCTTCTCTAAACCATCTCATACACGAGACATCTGGATATTCTTGTGTGTCTGATAGCTCCTTCTTAAAAGTTAAGAGTTCATATACAGTTTTATCTTTATTATTCTCTTCCCAATCATTAATCTCCTGTTCACATAAACCACGATTTTTTTCGAGAAGTTGTTTAATCTGCATCAAAATGTAAGACTTGGACTTCATTATTTAATAGAAAATGTTTTTCTATTGTGAGAACTTATACACGCGTAAAATTGAGGATTTTTCAAAACATTATCTATGATGAGTTTCCAACGTTTACGAGAATTAAATTCTTCGAGTGTGTCATAACTCATGAAATCATTTTCGTCGTACGTTTTCTTTATAGGCTGATTGTGTAATTTTTTCAAATCCATCTTATGCTTTTCATCATAAAACTTCTTTATATGAGCTCGCTGCTCTGTGGATGAAAAGTTAACGAAAAAAATGAAAACATTATATTCGAGATCTACACCCGGACTTTCTTTAACTGTAAATTTAAACTCGGTATATTCACCATTCTTTAGGGAAACCACACCTCGAGTTTCTTCTTCGAGTTCTCTGAGAGCACATCGGAGGGGATTAAATATTTCTCTTCTTCTACAACCACCTGTGACAAATATCCAATCTTTAAACCGTCGGTCTCTCACAGTGAGAAATTTTGGTTTCCCACTCGTGAAACTAACCGGTATCGCTATAGCTTTGTACTTTTTCATTGCGCATTCGCAAGTTATAATAACTCGACATGTTTATTCTTCTTTCTTTTCTTCAATATTCTCCACCTCATTTTCCGTGTCATTTTCGGTAGTAGATTCAATCATGCGAGAATTCATGGCCTGAACAACTTGGTCCGAGAACATTCTAAACTCATCCTTAGTTTTGTTTGTTTCCCTGAAAAGAAAGATGATACCCGCGACACATACGACAATACCAAACATCATGAGAGTTTCACGATTCATTTCAATCATTATATAATGAGTATACCCTTTTCTTTTTAAGTAATTACACCCATGTTAGGTTTTCCTGGTAGAGGACACTCGTAGGGTGTTTGAGCGAATTGGACGGCTTCGTAATGCGCATGTTCACACGTCTTGTCTGTCGATGGAGCTTTAGTGGGCTGACCGACAAACTTTTCGAGTGTCCTGGAGTTAGGATCGTACGTCAATACAAAAACGATGGCTAAAAGGAAGACAATCTTCCAGATCATTTATTATTTACAGAGAGATTAGTTGGAGTAAAGGAGACCACCCATACCGTTCTCGATGCGGAGCACGTTGTAGTTCACGGCGTAGATGTCCTTGTCGGAATTGTCGCTATCATTGATGATACGAGCCGAGTCAAGGCGCGAGAAGTTGAGAGAACCAGTGGGCTGAAGCTTGGAAGCATCGAGGCAGAAGGGATAGAAGAAGAGCTTCTTAGCCCGAGTGGCATCAGCGTTAGAGGTGTGGTAGTAAAGAGGAACCGTGGTGAAATGGGGGTCGGCGAACTTGTAATCAGCCACATCGGTACCGTTAATCTGAAGCTTAAGCTTGTTACGATCCGCTAGGATAGCGAGGTCGGAAGAATCGGCGGCGGCAATGTATTTCACCGGGTGGTTAAAGTTCATCTCCTGAATCTTCGAGCCAGAGGCAATCGCCTTCTGGACTTGGGTCATAATCATATTTTGGGGCTGAGCAGCGAACATCTCACGTTCCTGGGTATCGAGGTAGGCGTAGTTGGCATACACATCCCACTTGTCACCGACCGCCGCAGTGCCCCAAGTAATGCGAAGCTCGACATCGTGGTACTGGAGGGAGATGAGGGGAAGGGCAGACTGCCAGTTTTCACAGAATGAGAAACGGAGAGGGTAGAACTTGAAATTACCGGGGCCACCGAAGATGTTGCCACCAATAGACTTGGAAGAAGAGGTCGCCGAAAGGGTGGGAGCGATGAGGGTCGAGTAAAGGGAATCCTGTTCATCAATCACCTGACCGCCAATGAGAAGCTCAACCTTGGCAATCTTATCGCGCCAAACATCGAGGGTGTAACCGGGTGTAGTAGTGGAACCCGCATTAGGGACGATGTAGACGTAGCCGAGCATATCACCCTTGCGCTCGAAGCGGATGGTAGACATACCGTTGTTCGAGACGTTGCCCTGAATGACCTGACGCTCGACAGTTTGGGAAAAGTTCGTGTGACGCTTGTAGGTAGAACGGAAAAAGCTGACTTCGGGCTGGCCGACGAGGTGCACATCCTGAGCACCGACAGCGACGAGTTGGGCGATACCACCAGACATTTTATATTATAGTGAGAGTTTATTTTTAAGCATTCTCGAGTTCCTCGACACGTTTGATGAGACTGTACACAACATTCTGAAGGAGGATCACCTTGGACTTTTCGGATTCGAGTTCCTCATAGAGACTCATTTCCCGCGTCTCTCCACTAGGTAAAGGGGGTTTCTCGGGCCACACGGGGTTCGCGGGGTCCTCCGTCGTCGAAGGGAGGTCACGGAGAGCTTGGCGGTATGTGGTCCACGCACCCCACTCCTCTTCAGAAAGTTGGTAATCTCCACTGAATATCCAATCCACCTCCGCAAGGCGTCTGTCACGTTCTTTGCGAAGATTCTTCATAGGTTGAGCCGCTACGAGTTCTTCTTGTTTAGCTGTTAATTCTTCGAGGGTTGGTTTTGGTATTTCGGTATCATTCCATACGAGCCCTTCGTATGTATACCCCTTGAGATACCAATCTGCATTGGGGTATAAGTCCATCAGCGCCGGAGATAAATCCATGCTTTGTAATATACCTATAAATTATTGTGCAATCTCTGTCGCCGATTTAAACGACACGGTTCGTTCATAACTGTTGGTACCTGCCGCCGTTGTCGCAGCCCCCGACGTCGACTGAGAGTTCGTTCGGTTTAAATGTACCGGATAACTACTTGTATTTGCCGCTTTTATGACAACCGAATATTCTAAGTTTTCTGTAGTACCGGGACTATCAATCCAAGATATATTTAAGTTTTCTATTGTACTGTTGAGATCAGCGTCATATATGGCTGAGGCTAAACCCACCCAATTTGCGTCAGTTATTGATGTGTTGTAACCAATTTTGACACCGTTTCTATACACTACGACCACATTATTCTCACTTATTTCTGCGTTTATCATCCAATGAAGTAAAATCTTCGAATTTGCAAACTTTGGTTTAATACGTATGGTTAAAGGATCTATTGTTCTGGAATTAGCATTTGGATATGTTACTATATCATGCACGTTTTCAGCTACAGTTTGTATACTCGCACCCGGAGCATACAAAGGTGCCGCGATGTGAAGGGGTTGGGGATTCGCCACACTCCCATTGCGACCCATATCGTAGAGGGTCTTGACCTCTTCGGCAGTGAGGGCGACGTCGTAGAGTTTGAAGTTGGAGATGGAGCCATCTAAATAACCAGAAATGTCTGTACGCATACCTACCGCGAAATCTGGATTTGCTGCTAAATTAACACCTGTAATTGTTCCAGTTGTGGAGGTCTGTGCTATTTCAACACCATCGATAAATAACTTTCTCGCGGACGCTGTTGTTCCACCATCGTACGTCGCCACAACGTGATACCATCTACCATTTGTAATTGTCGTGCTGAACTCCGTATAATTACTATTATTTTCAAAGTTAATTCTCATTTGGTCAGTGTTCACACGAAGTATGAAGCTACCACCCCCTGTCGCAGTAGAATTTGTACCTAAACAAACAATTGTATCGTTAAGTGTTGTATTCCAATTACTACCTTTAATCCATGCACTAGCTGAAATAGGTATATTTCCACCAGGAAGGTTTATGTTTTTGCGAATAATACCCGTTGCGTTTGGTACATCTAGACTTTTTTCGGTCGAATTATACGTAGCACTATTGTAGAACACTCCATCATTTCCTCTCCCACTCGTGTCCCTCACAGCCCCCTCGAACGTAGGGTTCGACGAGGTATTGTATTCTACGACGAGTCGGTCCCGCCTCGGTGTATCGTCCGCGTCGAGAGCCGGTCCAATTCGGGGAACGTTGAGGTTCTTAGTGAGGGTCAGTTGGCCATCATGGAGGACGGATTGACCTTGTTCACGGGTGCCGAAATAGCGGATTTCACGAAGGGCTAAATATGCACCACTGACCGTTTTAGTACCTATAAATGCAAAATATTTATAATGCTTGTCAGCAGGAATATTAAACCTTTTCCAACCTCCTTCAAAATAAGCATCAGTTTGTGTTGTTAGTGTATCCCAATA